TCATTACCACCATTATATAATTGAATTTTATCTGTAGCGTGACTTGCTGGTAATATAAATCCAGCAGCAGTTATTGTGCCACTTGTAGTATCATTACCACTATTAATTAGGAAAGCATCATCTACATTTAAAGTAACAGCACCACTCGTGCCACCACCAGATAAATTTGTTCCAGCAGTTACACCTGTAATATCTCCTGAAGTGGTTGAATAACCATAACTCTCAATCTTTTCTTTGATTGCACCCGATGTCATTAAGTGGTCGTCAACATCATTAAATTCTGAACCAATGTCAACATCATTCATTGTATGCCCGCCTAGTGTAACACTAGTAGCACTACCTCCGACTGCTGTTAAACTACTAGCTGCAGTAGAACCATCACCAACAAAAAGTTCATTGGTTCCAGTTTTGTAAACTAACTCACCTGCAGCTGGAGTACCAGCATTTGAGAGGTCTCCACCTCTTTTAATCTGAATCTTATTAGCCATTTAACTCCTTAACTAAATGTACCACAATCGATGGTCATATTTTCAATAGTATTTGTAAGGTTTGACAATCCTTCTATATTAGCTTGTAATTTCGCAGTTCTTGCTGTTGTAGAACCCATACTTACTGCTCCAGGCGTTGCTGAAGGTTCAGTATCTAATGCTTGGAATAATACCCATTTACCTTCACTTGAATCTCTACCTAATCCAGTCCATTGCCATAAATCAGTACCACCACTTGTTGCATCATAAGCAGTATAAATACCAACATCTACGGTATCTTCAGTTCCACCAGCTTGAATACCTTTATTTAATTCAATAAAAGTGTCTTCAACTTCTAATGTTGCTACACTTAAAGTAGTAGTACTTCCAGATACTGTTAAATTTCCAGATACTGTTAGATTTGAAGCAACTGTAATGCTATCAGCTAATTTATCTCCATCAATTGCATTATCTGCAATATGAGCTGTATCAATAGAACCATTCGCATAATGTTCACTATCTATTGCATCATCTGCAATCTTAGCACCAGTTACTGCATCAGCTGCAAGCTCGGTTGTAGTTACGGCACCAGCTCTAATAGTTGCTGTTGTTACCGCTTCACCGCCATCAGTTTGCTTTAATTTACTTTCATCTACTGCATTTGCTGCTATTCTAGCAGTAGTAACTGCTCCATCAGCTATTGCCGCTGCTTCTACAGCATCATCTGCAAGATGTTCTGTATCTACTGCGTCATCTGCTATTTGAGCTGAAGTTATACCATCAGCTTTTACTCTTAGTGCATCTGAATTAATTTCTATAGTAGAATCATCTACTCCTACTGATAGTACTGCATTAGATGCTGCTAAACCAGCACCAGCAAACAATGTTGCTACTCTATCAATGGTAGACTTTTTATTTGTTCCACCTGCACCATCATCTACTATAATTAAATCACCAGTTGCTAAAGCAGAACCTATATCACTTGCACCATCTATTTCTAATGCTGATAAAGCTACTTTTCCAGCTGTGGTAATTTGATTTAATTTACTATCTGCAATACTACCCGCTAATTCAGCGTTTGCAATTCCACTATCTTTAATTGTTACTGCTCCGCTTGATACAGCAAAATTATCTGTGCTGAATGAAGCTCTACCTTTTACTGATGAAGTTGCAATTAGTATTAATTCGGAAATATCAGTTGCAGTACCAGAAGCGTTTCCGTAATACATCTTTTTGTCATTAACGTTTAATCCTAACTCTCCATAAGCAACAGTAGGAACAGCAGAAGAAGTGTTACTTCTTTTTAATTGTATTTTATTTGCCATTGTTCTCTCCTATTAACATTAATATACTCCCCCATCTATTCCATCAGCATCTACCCATTTTGAAGAACTGCTATCGTATTGTAAAACAGCTCCATTAATTGGGGATGTAATATTTGTATCATCCATTTCAGCGATAGTATCATCACCGCTAAAATTATCCACATAATTCTTTACTGCCTTAGCGCTAGGCAATGTTGTATCAGTACCAACTACTGAACTTAAGTCTGTATCTAGTACTCCCGCTTTCAAATTATCTACTTCTACGTTGCTGAGTGTATTATTATCAGCATTAATTGTTTTGTTTGTTAATGTTTGTGTAGCATCAGCTGTTGCTGTTCCATTTAATGCATCTCTTACATTCTTAGCAGTACTATTATCTAAACTTATAGGTATTTCACTAGCGTCTATAGTAAAACTATCTGTAACCTTACTAACATTTTGCAATCCTACACTTTTTGTAGCACTATTATTTTGTACAGTTGCCTTTACATCTACTGGACTTGTAACTTTTGCTGAAATAGCCATTACCAAATAGGTACCAATCCAGGAGAAACTACAACATCGCCTTGTAATTCTCTTGTTAAAGTTCCATCACTAGCTTTAGATACCAATTCCCAAACGCCTTCATAATTATCTAAAAAATCATCTGTTTGTGCATCAGTTAATTTCATTGTTAATGTAGTTGCATTAGTTTTTGTTAATCCACTACCTACTCCTAAAGTATATGTTGCTGAAGAAGCATAGTCAGGCGCTATAACTACTTTGTAATCATAGTTACTCGTATCATGCGGCGCTTCAAATGTAATAGTATTTTCAAAATCTGTATTTTGAATTATTTGTATATCTTGATATTGTTCTAACTCTATCACCTGTATCTCCTAATATAAAAGTATCACGTCTGTTGAACTACTTTTTGTTGCACAAATTGGATATGTGTGTCCTTTTAACAAATGAAATGCTACATCAACTCCATTTACCGTTAAGGTAACATTTGCTGCTGTGCCTTTCATGTGAACTGCTCTACATGCATCTTGGTCGCTTTGTGTTGCAACGACTGCTTTGATATATGGAGCTACACTTTCTTGTACTGCGTAATCATTAAGTCCTTTTGCCATTTTATTCTCCTGTTATTTAACTGAGTATGTTTTTATTGTTTGTCCAATAAATACTCTATTTTTATTACTTTCATTATCTGCTACTTTTTTCTGAAATTCTCTTATATAATATTCTTTTGCTTGTAAATCTCCAGTTCTTTCCGCTAAAGAAGCTTTAACAAAACAAGTTACCGCTAAACATAATGTTCTATTTAAATTTAAATGCGAACTTTCATCTGGACTTGTTTGAGCAGTTAATGATTGATTTGACCAACTAGTTTCACTTGAATCACTAGCTAACGTAGTAGGGTCTTTATCTACAAATATATCTACTGGAGCAGTATATTCAATTCTTAACCCATTAGCAATTGTTTCATCTGGATAAATCACATCATCAGAACTTCTACCTGAAACTCTTCCTTGAGTATCTGGTAATCTATCTGAAGTTCTTACAATTCTATATAACTCTAATTTGTTATTTTTTAATTTGTAAACATAATTTCTATTTGTTTCAAAACTCATGGATTTGTGTCCTCACTAACAACTGGGTCACTTCCCAATCTTCTAATTTTTTTATATTTATTATCATCTTCAGTATCTAATACGCTTACACTTTTAATAGAAACTAAATCACCTGGTAAATCATAATCTCTTGTATTTTTAGTAATATTAATTTTTTTAGTTTTTGTAAATATTTCATTTTGAGAATTTAATAAATTTATAGCATCTTTTATATAAGCAATTACTAAACTTGTATCACGAGAATTAACTCTTTCCATTATTTCTAAAACTTTCACTATCTTTCTCTCCTTTGAGATTGTTGTTGTTGTTCAGGCGCTCCTAAAGCTCCTGTAATTGATTGTAATTCTGCAATAGCTCTTTGATAATAAGAAATAGCTGTTTGTAGTCTTTGATTTGCAACTGCTAAATCTCCTTGAGAAACTTGCAATACTGCTTGTGCCATTTCTGAGTCTTCATCTTCTAGCCAATGTATTGCTGATAAACTTGTTTTACTTGTAGCATCAGTAGAAGCAATTCCTCCTTCTAAAATCTTTTCAGCGTCTAAAGTATTTGATAATCTTAACATATCTAATGACGCCGCATAAAATAACGCAACATTTTCAAATTCCGTTAATACCCAAGAATCTGTATTTTCGTCAATTATAGGGGGTGCTGAATAAACAATAACTCCTTTATCTCCTGCGCCCGCAGCAACAGTAGTGTCTGATGCATCCCCTGGTTTTCTATAATCATTACTACCTGAATGGTCATTATAATCAGGGTCTGGTTTAATATATATTTTACCACTCAGTCTATAATATTTAGGAAACATTTTTGTAGGAAATTGTATACTATCTGCTTCATCAGTTAAATGAATTGCTATATCTGGAATTTCTTGAGCTATTCTTTTTTTGCTATTATCCATACGATATACTGCTAATATTTTATCATAAGCTAAAGAAGAACCTGCACCTATTAAATTTTCATCACTACTGTTAAAACCTAAAATTTCCACTTCAGAAGCAATAGACCATAAAAACTTTTCAGGCAAACTAGATACAATAAACTTAGCACCTGCATTTAGATGTTCTACTAGAAATCTAGCTTTGGAAGCGTTTCCAGTTATATTATTTACTTTTTCCCATAATTTCATATATATCTCCATATTCGCAAATGGGTCCCCGTAGGGAGAAAGGAGGTAAAGAACCTACAAAGACCCAATGCAAATTATCTATTTAGATTATGTCCAAATAGCGTGTGATTCTGGCATCTTATATTCGAAACCAGCTTCAGTTAGAATCATATCTACTCTTTCATCTCTACCAGTGTTCTCTAATCCTTGAACTCCGACATAGATAGAAGTGTCTCTATTAATTCCATTACCAACTAATGGTCTGTAAGCTACATTATTTAAATTTAATGCAAGAACTTTAACTTGTGAACCATCTAAAGCAATACATCTTGACACATTCATGTCTCCATATACTGTTGAGAAAGTTGTTACGTCTAGTCCCATTACTTTTTTACGACCAGTAACTGCAAGGTCTGCACCAAATAGTCCATGTCCTCCGACATTTTCATTACCTGCTACATTTTGAGTTGCTTGATTCCCAATAGCTAGATTATTTCTAAAGAATCCACCTAGTTTATGCAACCAAGTATATACAGCAGTACTACATAAGAATACTGTTGCTTTGTCTTGATTGTATCTTGGGTCTTGATATTTTGACATATCATCTAAGAAATCATCGATTGTCTTAGTTCCTGTATCTAAACTAAATAAATTACCATAGTTTAATACGTAGTCAATTGCACCTTGAGTATGTTGAACGCTACCTGATTTATATTGAGTACTGAATAGTCCAGCGTGCTCAATATCCCATTTGTGTTCAATTAGTTTGTCTTTCCAGATTCTCGCCCACTCATTTGGTTCATACTTTAGAGCTGTTGCTCTTGCAGTATTAGTCATACCGAACTCAGTTCTAAAAATCTGAGTTGCACCATAACCAGTTGAGTATGGATTATCTTTCCATTGTTTATCAATTAAGCCAGAACCTTCTTCAAAAGAATTACCAACAACGTATGAACGTTTAGCTTCTAATGATTCAGCAATGCTTTCATCATATACTTCATAGTCAGCTTTATTACCTGAGAATGATGCTAACTCTTTATGAGTACCATCATATCTAAGTACTGTACCTTCTATTCTTACATATGTACCGCCAGATGGACCGCCAATGCTATTTGCACTAAAGTCGTGTCCTGTAACAGCAGCAGGGTCTAAGGTAATACGAACTAACATATAGTCAGTCATTGCACCACCATTAGCTGTTGAACTCATAGGTACTTTGATGATTTGATTTTTAAGGAAAAATTCAGGAGCTGTTCCAGCTGCTCCAACCATAATTTTTCCGTTTGATTGTCCAGAAACATTTTGAATGTTACCAGCACTTAAGTAGTCTCCAGCCATAAGTAATTTTACTGTATCGCCTACTACTAATACACCTGAGTCGTTGTCGATTGCACGTACTTGTGCATCGTTCCAAACTGCGGTTCCAGCTGCTCCAGCTGAACCATGAGCCCAACCAACTACATAAGCATAACGCTTAAGAAATGATTGTCTCTTTTCGGTGAATTTAAATTCAGGGTCGTCTGTTGGTTTTTTTGATAACATAGACACTAGTCTGAAAAATGGGGTTTGGTCTAAAGCCAATTCCGAAAATCTTTCAGAAAAATCATATCGTCTACGTAAATCACCAGTCAGCTTCCCACTTGCAGCTATTGCTGCGCTTGATTCTGTCAAACCTGTTGAGCTTGACAAAAAGAATGGATTATCTGCCATTTTATTTCCCTCCTAGGGGTTTTAGGTTGTTTACATTAACTTGTCTAACCCAGAACCTTGAGCAAGTAGCTTGTCAAAAACGGCATCGTCTACTGATTTTTCTTCCCTTTGTGTATTCCCAGCTGATGCAACACTTTGTGGCATTTGTCTAACATTTTTCATTTGTTGTATTACTTCATCTCTAGTGTTATTAGCGACTTGTGAGTCTCTATTATCTCTATTTTTCAAATAATATACATCTTCTAATGTTAGCTTATGTGATTTTGCATAATCCATTAAATCATTATAGTCTGCTTCTGAAACATCATGCTTACTTTTAAAAGCTGTTTCTTCAGATGCTCTACGTGATTGCATGGATTGTTTTTTAGCAAAATCTCCCAATCTTCTTTGCACCACCCCATCTACTGTTGCACTAAACAATTTAGCAGATGAAGAGTTAGGGTCTGACAAAGCATCATCATAATCAAATACGAAATCTTCGTCTAAGCCAAGCTGCTCTTTTACGCTCGTTGGAGCTGAGCCGCCACCCTCAAAATAATTTTTCACATGAGAAATTAAATTAGGGTCTTCTTTCATTGCATTTAGTAAAGGCATATAAGGTTCTAACTCTGTTAAACGATTATTAAGTCGCTTAGCTTCACGAGAAGAGTCCGAATATCTCTTTTCTAAATTATCTACACCTAGTGTAGACTGTTGCTCTTCAACAGGGTTCTCTTGTGGAGAAGTTGTCTGTGATACCTGAGCTTCATCAATTGGCTGTTCTAGTGTTTCACCCATAACTTGTTTGTCAAGCTGAGAAAAAAATTCTTCAGCCACAGTATCATTTTCCTGTGGGGTTAATGGTCTGTCTGTATCGTCAACCATTAAGTTGTCCTTGTTATCATTCATACTGCACTCCTTCTAATTTACAGTTATTTTTCTTTATTATCAACACTATTCTTTTCTTTATCTAGTGCTAATTCTTTTTTATGCATTTCTACGGAATCTTTCATCCTTCCTTGCAATACTTTTTGTTGAGCTTGTGATTCTACTACTGATTTATCTATCGCAGCAGCACCTTCATTAATTTTATCTTTAATACCAGATTGAACCACTTGTCTTTCTAATGTTTCAATAGTTCCAGTTTGATTTTTAATAATTTCTTCCATTTCTCCTAATTGTCCTTGCAATTGAGAATATAAGCTTTTTCTTTGTAATAATGCTTTTTTATTTCTTATATCGGTTTGTTCAATCATAGCAATATCGTCTATTAATCCAGATTGATACCATTTGAAATATTCATCTAATAATGCCCATCTATTTATAGGTTGTGTTGAACCTGCAACAATTCTAACATCAAATTGACTTGAAGGGTAATCATTAAATCTTTCTACTACCTCACCAAAACTATTATACATTGGAATATTAATAGTCACTTCATTAATTTCACCTTCTGTTTGACCTTCTTCTGGTTGAACTATTCTAAAAACTTTTTGTGTTGTATATACAAATTGAGAAATGTCTTTAAATATACTTCCCATATGCTCTAAAGCAGGTTCTACAATATTATTAACCCATTGTCTAACTCTTCTCGTTCCATATTCATCCATTGCTAACATACCACGATAAGTTTCGTGACTTTGGTCTCCTACTCCTTGCATACTAGAAGATATACCACTAATATATTCTATATCAGATTTTCCTTGTTGAGTTACTGTATAAAAAGCATTATTAATTGGTAAAGGTTGTACTGGGTCTGGTTTCTCAAATCCTTGTCTATATTTTAACATAGCTCCAGGACTACTTGAATATTTTTCCCATTCTTCTTCATTTACACTACCCTCAGTATATAGCCATCTAAGATTAGAAGCTAAATTTGCATTATGTAGCATAATTTGATGTGCTTTATTTATTTCTCTTTGTTTTCCAATCATAGGTAATACTGCACCTACTGGATATGGAGTGTTTGTATAAGTAAAACAAATAGGAATTATTGGATAGTCTTTTATTGGTAAAATTGTTTCATATAAATATATATCTCCCGCCGAAGCACACATTTTAATTTGTGTCTTAAAAAAACTTACATAGTCTACAACATTTTTTAAATAATTTTCATCTTTTGCTAAATCATCATATAAAGCTTTTTCCATTGTTTGTTGAACAGTTCTAGATTGTGTTTCAATTAATTGAGCTTCTAATATAGCTTGTTGTTCTTCCATTTTCATTTGAGCATCTTTTTGCAATTTCTCTAACTCTAATTGCATTCTTTCTGGAAGCATTTCACCTTCTTGAACTAATTCTGCTAATTTTTGTTGCTCTTCAGCTAAAGAAACTTGAATTTCATTTATCATAAATTGAATTTGTTCTTGCGCTTGAGCTTTAATTTGTTCTAATTCTTGTGGAGTAGGAGGTTGTTTAATCCAAATATTTACATAAGGAATTTTTTCTTTTGTATATACTTCATAGAAATCTATAATTTCATCTTGTTCTCCTTCTAAAGTATATGCTTCATATTCTACATCTCCTGGTTGTATTGTTTCTGAAGAATGTACATCTCTTTGAGAATATTGTTTGCTTTGAGCTTGACCAGATGCTCTTACAATTTTCTTTTTAAATTGTGGAAACATAGAAGCCAATGCTGTTTTTGATAAGTTTTTTTGAACTATTACATAACTAGCATCTCTAAATAAAAAATCTCTACTCATAGGGTCTACATACAAATCATAAGGGTCTATAGAGTTAAATATTACTTCACCCATTCCTTTATCAGCATCAGGGTCAATATCAATTTTAAATAAACCCATACCTTTTACTAAAGAATCTTGTATAACATTTCCAAACAAACTTTTACCATTAGAAAGATGCCAACAATGTTCAGCAATCATACTATGAATATGCGCTATATCACTATCACTACCTTCTGTTCCAATTGCTTGCCATCTAGGATTATTAGCTGTAACAAAATATTTCATAATATCAATTGCTGGAGTAATACGATTAATAATAAAGTCTGGCATACCTCCTTCTCTTAAATCTTCTAATTCTTGAGTTGATAATTGCTCATTTAAATAAAAATCCATACTTTGCTGAGAATCAGTAAACCATTTTTTTCTATAATAATTATTTGCTTTATCAAACAATTGTTTATTTACATCAGCTTTATTTTTTCTTCCTCTTTTAGCCATATTAGTCCCTTATTTCAAAATGTGGTAAATCATCAAAATTATTATTTTTTAAATTTGTATCTCTGTCCCAATCTCCACCCCAACGAATAGTAAGTCCCATTGAAGCAGCAATCCCCATAACAAATCCAGCAAAATACGTAAATCGTTCTCTATCTTCCCAGTCTACTGGATAAGGAGCAACGTCTACAGCCAATGAAGGATATTTGTTATGATTTCCTTTTGGATATTTTAATTTACTAAATCCTTCTTCAAATAGCTTGTTCTGTTCTTCTTCTCCACGATGTCCTTGCAAAACAGTACAATCAAAATCTTCTACTACTATTTCAAATAGTTCTACTAATCTAGGGTCGCATGTATTTAATTTTTCTTGTGATTTTTTTCCAAAACTTGGCATTAATAATTCCTTTTCCCTACATAAGGACTTTTATCTTCTAAACCAGCTTCTTCTGCTTCTCTTCTTAATTCTCCAGGCATACGAGGATTTACTATTTCTTGATTAGTAGCTTGTCTAATATCTTTTCTACCATATTTAGATTCATTAAGACGTTCTTGATTTTCAATCCAAGGAACAACTTGTTCTTTATTTTTATTTTTCATATCTTTAATTTTTTCACTGCCTTTTTTCACAACAAATTTACTAGCTTGTACCATTTCTTCAACTAATAGCGGATTAGAAAGTCCTAGAAATCTTGCAAGAGTTTCAGGATTATTTCTTATTTTTTCAAATTTTTCTCCTATAGTACCAAGCTTACCAGCAGTATATCTTCCTACATCTAAAGCTGCTAATCCCACTTTTCCATAAAGATGTTTTATTTTATCTTCATCTAATTTATTTTTATCCATACTTTCCATTTTACCCATAACAATATCTTCAACACTTGCATCGCTATATTCTGCGTCAACCATTCTATCCCCTCTACCGCTTGGTATTTGTTTTGGTAAAGAATCTTTGAATAATACTTGTTTTTCTTCTTTTGTTAAAAATTGTTGTAAATTAGGAGTTGTTGCATACATAAATAATTCTTTTCCAGCTTCTCCATTAACTGGGTCTAATAAATTTAAAACTTTTTCACTATATCCTTCACGTTCTGCATAATTTCTAGCGGTAATAGTTTTGTCATCAAAACCTTTTCCTTTTAATATTACATACAAGGAATCCATTTGAACAGATTGAGGTCCCCATTTCCCATCTACTTCATCGTGAGTCATAAATCCTAAATCTGCTAATTTTACTTGTTTTTTTTCGTCTTCCAAAGAATAATTGTATAGACTACTTTTATCTTCTCCTTTTACAAAATTATCCATTACTAAAGATTCTACAACCCCTTTTCCCATTGTTGGTTCTGGTTTTGGAGGGTCTAGTTTATCTGCTTTATTTCTTAATTTTTCCGCTCTTTTTTCTTTCCATCCACTAAATAATTTGCTTTTTCTATTTTCTCGAATCTTTCTTTCTTCAAAACTTTCTTCATATTCTGAGCCATAATCAGTATGCCATTGCCTATCTATCCACTTTTTTTTATCTTGTTGCATAATTGTTCCTATTTTTTATAAACTTTTTCTGCTCCTGAAATTCCAAACGAACCAAGTGTAATCCAAACAAATGAATTGTAAATATAGTCATTAACCATAAGTTCAATACCTATAATTCCCATTGCTAAATCTACAATTCCAAATACACACATAAGTGCGAATGAAAGAAATCCAATGATATTCTTTTCGTTATATTCATTTTCATCCTTAAATAAATCAAACATTATGATACCAACCAATGTTTTGCTTTTCTTTTCGGTTTATACCATTTTGGCTTCTCTTTTGTCCCATTTTGTTTAAAATTAGGGGGAAAAGCGTGTAAATTAGCATAATATAGTCCCTCAATTGTATCATCATGTGCCATTCTTGGTCCAAATGTAATGATTTCATTAATTAAATCAAACATATTTTCTCTAAAATATAATGAACCTACACTAAAAATGCCAGATAAACCTGAATAAATTCTATTTCTTTTTTGAGTCCCTCCTGGCTTCTCAGGAATAACGCTAATATCATATCTGTTTATTCGTCTTCTTTCGTCATTCAATGCTTGAAAAATACTACGATTCATAGCTACATCTTCTACTGTAGCACTCTTACAATTATATTTATTATACAATTCAATAATATAATCTACTACACCCTTTCTATCAAAAACTTTTCCATCCTTATCTTTTGCTCCTAAAGTAGGAACACTACGATGTCTTTCATATTCCAATACATACCTATTGTTATTTGAGTCTACAGCAATAACCATTATTACACTAAAGTCTGATTCTTTTGTATCAATATCTGTAGCTGGGTCGCATCCTATGAATGTATTAACAGGAACTCTTTCTCCGTCTTGAACAATATATCCCATTTCCGATTCCTTGTCATATTCATAATATCCTTCCCAATATTTAATATGTTTTTGTGTCCAAACTGAATCTTCTTCAGATTGTACCTGCATCATATACTCTTGATAGAATTTTGATGGAGTACCACTATCTTGATAGAATTTCTTTTTTTCTGCTAACTTAGAAAGAGGAAACCATCCAGGCCACAAAGAGCTGCCATCTGGCAATATTGCTTTATATGTAATTACTCTCCACGCAAAATCGTCTTTACCTTTTTTTTGACGTTCGTAATTAATGATAAGATTATTGATAAAACTATCATAATGCACAGGAGTACCATTAACCCGAAGCCTACCAGTATGAGGCTCGATAGCAGGATAAACCACAGCAGTAACGAGGTTAGAGTTTTTACTACGTGCTTCAGCTGTAATCGTGTTTGCTTCATGTTCGAAGTCATCGAGAATAATAAGGTCGTACCTCTTATGTAATTTAGCCCCTCCTCGAATCCCTGCAACATTCGATTTACTAATGAGCTTACATCCATTTTGTAATTCAACATCTTCTTCTGTCCATTTCCTTCCTTTCAAATTACCAAAATAGTATTTGATTTTATCGTTATATTCAAAGTGATACTTAATATAGTCCATATTACCAGTACTCAGTTTTTGTGTCGCAGATACCCATGCATAAAATAGCATATCATCTTTTGGACAAAAACAAAAGTCCTTAATAATTGAGCATTTAGTAAGCACAGTTTTTCCGTGACCACGAGGCAAAATAACCGCTAGTTGTTTTACTTCTGGGTTATCAATAGCATCCGCCATCTCATAATGAAATGCTGGAGTTTCGCTTCGCATAAAATCGTCTGGTAAAAATAATTTACCAAAAGCAATCATATCCTTACTTGCTAGCTGGAGCGCTTCTTCTGCTTTGCTTATATTTTGAATCTTGTTCATCTTTTTCAGCTTTTTCTTCTTGTTCCTTACGTATTTTTTCCAAATATTTTACAAGCTTTTTATCGTCTTTATTCATGCGAATGTATTTATCTAATACATCGTCTATCATTAATACATGACGTTGTAATGCTTCTAATTGAAAAGACATACCTTTAATAGCTCTCATAATATCATGTTTTGATAGACTTTTCTTATTTTTCATCCTTGTCCCCTACTCCTTTTCTTATAGTATTTTGGACTTAACTTATTTCCAAACTTCGTATTTTTACTTTGACCCTGACGAGTCTTCTTTTTTCCGTTACTTCTTCTAACTTGTATTCCAACGTTTTTCATCTATTTTCTTTTTTTAACTACTTTACGTTTTTTCTTTGGCATTGCAGGTTTCTTTTTTTTAGGTCTTCCAACTGCACTTCCGTATGTTCCTTTTCCGTATGGCATTTTAGTTCTCCCAACAGTTTATTTTATCTTTAGTAAATTCCATAGTAATCCAACCCGTACGTTGAATCCCATAGAAGCTATAACGAGCATAGTCTGCGTATCTGAGGAACGACCCTCCTCTTACAAACCATTTACGTTTTAGACTTTCTTCTCCTTCATCTATTGTCAATGAATCTATTGGCTTACAATACAACTGGTGGTTATGTCCTAAAAAGTAAACATCTCCATCACTATATACTGATGCCATTTGATTCAATTCCATGTCTCCGTTTTTAGCTCCACTTTTTCCGTGTCCACTAACTAGAAACCAATCTTTATCCCCAATAGTAATTTGTGCATATCCTGGCAATCTAAAATATGGAACATCCATTTCACTTGCTAATGTTTTACATACATCAAAATCTAGTATATTAAAACTTCTTAGATAGTCGTGATTCCCTCCTCTTACAAATAGGCACTTATCCTGTATGGGTTGTACCAGTTTTAAGAAGCTTAGATATTGCTCTTCTGGTGGAATACTTTGCCCTCTTTGATTTATTTTATAATTAGGGGGAATCAGTTCTATCATATCTCCATTCCCAAACCATCGTGCATTCGGGTCTTCATATATAATTTTGATTGCCTCTTGAAATTTCTTCAAATCAAATTCATTTGCTCCAACGTGTATATCAGTTAATCCATGTATTCGTAGTTTCTCAGAACTCTTTACTTGGAATAGTTTTCCAGGCTCTATGTGTTTCTTATCATACTCTTTTACATCTGAAGGTATAGGAATAGAAAACCATTTACCGCAAGACTTACAACTAAATTGCTGCTTTACAGTTTCTTTGTTTCTCTTCTTACCCTCTTTTTTTGTTAACATGCTACTGCAATGTGGACAAATCATTTATCCTCCTTGGATGTTGTTTCTGGAAGTATAGCTCTTGAGGCTCCTTCTATTTCATCAGGACTAAACCCTTGGAACATTCCTACGACTCCAGTTTCTATTCTTTTAACTTGATTACCTAATGTACCAATTGCTTTCCCTAATTCCTTTAAGGACTGCAATGCTATATTTTGGTCTTCACTTGTATCTGCTAACTGCTTTAGGGAACCTAATATATATGCATGGTCAATTCCTAGCTGTTTAGCGATTTCTTTTGAAGTTTTTTCAATTTCGCTCATTACTCTCTCCTGTTTAAGTAAGACTACTGCTTTTTTTCTAGCCTTACCTTTGTTTGCTTCTGAAAATGCTTTCATATATGCACTTACTGCATCTTTTCCTACTGCCACGCTCGTGGCGAAAATTTTTTCTCTGTTTGTACAATTCGACCTCTCCTTTACCCTAGAGGAAGTATTCTTGATTTTGGTGCTAAATGTGTAACGATTCGGGTGTTTCTCAAAGTCCGTATCCATATTAGTTTTCTTAGCATTGATAAATGTTCCAACTATAGTTCTTACATACCCTTTAGATTGTTTATAGTTTTTAGAATCTTTTGGATGACTAAGTTTATCAGACACTTTAAGAAGTTGAACAATACGTTTATCATCACTCAAAACCCAATCTCCCTCCTTTGCATCTCTCCATTCGGAGTGAAGTATCCCTTTGGGATGGTCCTTCATAAACTCCTCTTTTGTATCATAGACGTAATGTCTTTTATTTCTAATTTTTTTACTTTCCACGTTTTGCTAATTGTTTATGCAAGGACTCAATCAAATACATAACATCCTTGTGAACCCAATGTTTTATTCCATTGATTTCTATAGGTACACTATTTGTTCCCTCGGCAGCATCGGCTTCATCGTCTATAACCGTCATTATATGCTCTTCGTCTTCTAGTTCTTTAGTTAAGATGCGCTCTAGTTTAACTAGTTTCTCAATTTGACCTAAAATACGCTCTTGGTCCTCTTGAGGAAGTTTACTTAACCAATTAATTGATGTACCCATACATTTTTTCCTTGACTAACCTAATAAAACACTTTATCTTAGATAGCTACTAGCAGCTACTTATAGATAATAGTAGATTATGTAGATTTCTTTTTCTTTGGTTCTTTCTTTTTCTTTAAATCTTTAGCTTTAATCTGCTCTTTTCTAATGTGCTCTATTGCGTTTTCTAATAAGCGTTCTTCCATTTGCTGTTGTAGACGTTCTTTCTCTTCTTTTTCTTTACGTGCTACTCCAGTTAATGCCTGGTTGCCACTTAAATCATCACTTGTAATTCTAGACATAAATGCTCCTTTGTTTAGACTAATCTAATCATACCCCATGTTATTTGCAACAAAAAATTGTAGCATTTTGATATGCACCTATATAGAGGGGGGGTACCCCTTTGTTGGGGTTTTTATACTAAGAAAATTTAGTTGAGTTTAATTAAACGATTGGAGGAATCTATGGATAAGCAAGCCTTATTCAACATTGGAGTCCAACTCACCTTAATTAAGTTAGAGAAAGATGCTAGTAGTAAGTATGGTCTATCTCCTAACAAATTATGGTATGCCCTTGGTCAGATTATCGAGAAGGGTAGAGAGTGGAACATCGAAGGTTTTGGAACCGGTGTCAATGTGATGGATACGTTATTTGCTAGTATGGGACCTAATGTAGCTAATTTAGCTAAACAGGTAGATGCAGCAGAAGCCGTAACCAAGTAGTTGATTAAAGGGATGACGCTAGGTTGTCCCTTTTCTCTCATTATTCTACTATTATTGTTATAAACATGGCAAATAGTGTGAATATAGTTTAATTAGACTTGTATAGACATACATTACCCTATTATATAGTAATATGTGTATAACATGGGGATAAACTAGATATAAGAATTAATAGTAGTAGTAGCTATTAAAATCTAAAATAAATATTATCACGTTAAGGGTATATACGGAGAAGAAAGAAAAGAGACACAACATCTCTTGAAATATACCCAAAGAATTTAAATATCATTTCCTTATAGATAAAGATAAGAAAGGAGGTGATATACATGCGATATATACATATTGCATCTGAACTACATAGTGATGAGAAAGGTCGCTATCTAGTCATTATTGATACAGGTAAGCCTGTAAAGATATATGATTTGATAGAGTTATTCTTATATGTATGTAAGTTCTTTAAAGGGGCGCTAGATTAGTGTCCCTTAGATACTATTAAAACTAAGAAAAGAGGTATACAAATGTTACAAGATATGACTTTTAGTAGAAGAGATGAATTATTTTTAACGTATAAACAATGTTATCTAGATGTACATGGTAAGCAATTATCAAATATAGATGAATTGATATTAATACGTAGTGAAGTATCAGAACAAGAATTAAAGAAGCTTATTGATGAGCTTGATGATATAATGATTAAGAGGGCATTATATAGTATTAATAATTAATAGGGTGCTTTGCCTCTTTACCTAATCAGTTAGTATACGTAGTAATATACTTAAAGGCGCCCTAATTTTATAGAATTATACATGAAAATCTTTCTAGTGTTGAAGGTATGCAAGACTACCAATGTATTTAACTACACAATGATGAAATTGATATAGTGTAATTGCGGGAGGGGTTCTTTAAACCGTTAGTACCTCTCCCAAAGAATTCGTTTACTCTACGATACATAAGAGTCGGCTGCATATAGTCGTTAGATAAACTATGGAAACATAGATAAAGTTTTATTTATAAACAATGTAAATAAAGCGACATCAATATACTTTGGTGTTTGAGTATGCATGTGGAGTACATATTAAACTATCACTTAAGTCCTTTTAGGCGAGTAGTAGGATAATATCTCAGTACAGCAATATTGAGTGAGATGGTGACATCAACAGGAGAATCCATAGATAATGACATAATTGTTAAGAGCAAGGTTGTTATTATTAGTCGGTATATGTCTAGCTAATACGAAAGTGTTAGATGATAGTTACCAAGACCATGTAAATCTAGTTCTTGCTAGAAGCATAAGGGTATCTTATACTATTTAGTACTCAAAAGGTATTAAGGTATATAATTTAAAGTGGATACACTAATTGCTACATTGTTACACTAAGCATAGAATAGTGCACTTGTGCATTATTAGTTATATTAGATAACAAAGGAAAAGAATCTTTAAACTCTTGGGAGCATAGTTCCCTTGTCCTGTCTGAAATACGACAGGGTATAGATGACCTCAAGTCGCTATACAAATGATGAAAATTGATTCGTAGAAGGGCACTTTTACATTTGAATAAGTAGTCGTTTAAACAACCTAAGAGAAAGAGTGATAGGCAATACCTATTGGGAATGTTAGTTTACACGGAGAAATCTTTGTGGATAATAGATGTAAGGAATATAAGCCGTACGCATCTCAAAGAACTAACGAATATATCTATAATCTCAAGATATATTAAAATTTAATAAATAAATAAATAGAAAAGAGGCAAAGATGAATATTGAATATGTAATACTTATAGCAATACTTTCATCATTATTAGCATACTATATTGGTGCTTATTATGGTGAGAAGACTGGTGCGAATATACAGATAACTGAAAATATATGGCATGAGTTAGTTACTAGTGGCGAAATATGTCATAAGTGTGCTAACGCAGGTGTAACAGTTTGTGAAAATTGTGGACATCATGATTGGGAGAGCATTTATAAAGATGTAAAGAGAAACAGATGAAGAAGAAAAATTGGAAGAAATACTATTGTATGCATTCAGGTTGTAAGAGATATAGATATCATAAAAGACTTAAATTATGTTTTAAACATTATCAAAGACTATATCTTAAAAATAGAGATGGATTCAAAGAAGCTAAAGCTAAATCAATAGAACAAGTTAAAAGTTATACTATTGAAACATCAGATAGAGAATTTAAACACGACCCTAAACATTATAGAGATTTAAAGAGATTTAAAATTAAATATAAATATATGGAAGAGTGTATTTTATTAGTTAAATGGCAACAAGAATATGATGAAGCCGATGAAAAGAAACGAAAGATTATAGAAGCTAGAAAAAGATATATAATCAGAAGTAAATATAGTAGGCTTAGTCCAGACTTATTAAGTAACTTTGACAATAGTTCTGATATAAACTATCAAGTTGTTAAAGATTATAAAGAGCATATTAAGTATTTAGAAGCAAATGACTGGAAAACTAGAACTGTTCTTAAAGGTAGAAGTAAAATGAAATACTTATCACAAATGAAAAAGAAAGAAGAAGAGGAAGAAGAATCATGAATGAATCAAGAAAAAGATTATTAAATATAGTTGATAAATTCAATCAATATAGAATAGAACCAATGTCAACAGGAGATGAATGGGAATTTTATAACTATGAACCTAAAGCAGGTCATATTGTTAATGCATTTGCAAGTTATCGCTTATCACATCCTTTGGTAAGATGGTATTACAAGATTAAAGATTTATTTAATTGGAGAATTAACATAAAATTATATAAAGGAGATTAATATGTTAAGATTTAGATATGGTAAAGATACTCAGACAGTTAAGATATTAAAACACTTAAGAAAATATGGTAATATCACTAGCCTTGATGCATTTGAATTATATCGTGTAACTAGGCTAAGTTCAATAATACATAGACTTAGACATACTGAAGGCTTTGATATAGATATGAGAAGAGTTCAACATAAAGAAGCAAATTTTGGTAAATATGTATTAGAAGATACTCAAAACAATAATCAGTTATTTTATGATTATAGAAGATTAGTATAATAATTAGGCACGGGACTAGGATGTCGTCTATTCATTCGATTTAGTAATATTTTCTTGTATTAATATTATCAAAAATGTCCCGATAGCCTGAATAGGTGTTGTATTTAACCTGAAATATGTTTATATTGTAGACGGAGGAATCAATGATAGATATACCAAAAATATATAACGATTACTTAGAAAAACTACGCCATGAAAATAGAGAAAAATACTCTAAACATCGTGGTTGGTTTTCAGCTAGTGCAGCTGGTAGTTGTTTTAGAAAGCAATTGCACAGAACACAAGATTTACCACTAGAACCAATGGATGAAAAATCTAATAGATTATTAAGACTTGGAACTCTAGTACATGCAGACTTTGAAAAATCACTAGACAAGTATAAAGAGAAAGGTTTAGAAGTTGTTACAGAACACCGAATAGAGATACCTGAGCTTAATGTAGTAGGTCATCTGGATGTAGGAGTTGTAAACAAACAAACAGACAAGATACACGTCTATGATATTAAGACTGCAGGAGCATGGAAATGGAGAATGAAGTTTGGTAGAAATCCAGACAAGAATCCTTCAGTTAACTATGAATTACAATTAGCTACTTATGGAATGGGTTTAGGTAATGAACATGATATTACTGATGTAAACTTATCTATAATGTGGTATAATAAAGATAGCTCTATGATGAGAGAAGAAAATATATCTAATCTTTACATAGAAGAAGCATTTGACTACTGGACTGAACTTAATGAAGTGCAAGAGAAAATAGATAATGAGCCTGAACAGTTAAAACCTGGAACTATGAATGTTCCTGTATATAATTGGGAATGCAAATATTGTGAATTTCAGGGCAAACATTGTCCTGGTCTATATAGTGTCTAAACTATATAATACGGAGGAACTTAGATGAAAGATAAAAAACTAAAATGTAGTATATGTGAAGGAGAACATGATGACCCATACGGACATAATGCTGAGCCTATTAATAATGGAAAGTGTTGTAGTGTGTGTAATTCTGATGTGGTGCTCCCAACGAGAATAAGACTTATGTTTAGTAACAAAGATGCAACAGTAGCTGAAGATATAATAGCTAAAATTAAACGATTTAAAAAGAGATACGGAGGAGAATAAGATGGGATTTGATTTATATGGTGAAAACCCTAAGAATAACGCAATGGAAGATGATTTAAACAGAAGAGAAGAATTAGATAGATTGTGGGAAGATGATAAAATAACTGATGAACAGAAAGAAGAATATTTTGAATTACAAAAACAGTTAAGAGAAACTAATCCAGGTGATTATTTTAGAAATAATGTTTGGTGGTGGAGACAAATGTGGAATTTTGTTTGTAATGCTTGTGAAGATGTATTAACTGAAGAAGATATGGCTGGTGGTTCATTTAATGATAATCATTTGATTTCAGAAGAGAAAGCATTAGCTATGGCTGATTTATTAGATGTATTAATAAAAGACGGAACAGTTGATACTATTGAAAAAGAAATAATGGCTGGAGTTGAAAAAGCAAGAATAATTAATGAAGCAATATCTAAAGAAAAGGAAGAATTACGAGAAATTGTTCGTAAAGCTACTGGTAAAAAAGATATAGCACCTATGGATTATCCAGAAGATTTTAGAAAACTTTGGGATAAACTAAATGACAAAGAAGATTGGGCTGGAAGATACCCTTTCGATAAAGAAAATCTAATACAATTTTCAAAATTTTGTAGACAATCAGGAGGATTTAGAATATGTTAAAAATTACAAATGAAGATAATTATGCAATAGTTGGAGACGGAAAAAATAATAATCCAATAAACAAAATATACAAAGATGAATGGATAGCATTTCTTGAAGTTAGACAAGATGGACAACATAATATGTTTAGTTCTGAAGCTAGAAATAGTGCTAGTATAGACAAAGATACTTGGAAACAAATTATGAGTAACTTTGACAATTTGTATGATAAATGGGGGGATTTAAATGAGTGCGTTTAATGTATTAAGTAAAATAGATGTAAGTGAGCATACAGAAAAGAAAGGTAAATTTACATATCTTTCTTGGGCATGGGCAGTAAGAACATTACTAGAACATTTTCCAGAAGCAACTTGGATAGTTCATGAATATGATGATGGTTTGGGTAATGGTTTTACAAATCAACCTTATATGCAAACACCAGCTGGAGCATTTGTACAAGTAACAGTAGATATAGACTCAGTAAAAAGAACACAAGTACATCCAGTATTAGACCATATGAATAAAACTGTAGATGAACCTAATGCTTTTCAAATAAATACATCAATACAACGTTGTTTAGCAAAAGCCATAGCATTACATGGATTAGGTTTATATATCTATGCTGGTGAAGATTTACCACAAGCTCCAGATGCGTTAAATAAAGAGCAATACAAATCAATGTTAGATTTACTTGCTATTATTGGCGATAAAGAGTTTGAGGCTATGATAGTTGAACAAATCGGTGATGAAACAATTAACGATGCTAACTATAAAGCGGCTTTTAATAAATTGAAGCGTAAAGCGGATAAAGTAAAGAAAGCTATAGACGAACTTGATGAAAAGAGAGCGGCTAAATGAAACTAAGTGAAATAAATAAACCAAAAGAAAACTATAGAGATGAACTATATCAGACAAATAATAGTTATACTATTGGAGTAAATGATGGTAAAGAGTTTCGTAATGCAGTATTTACAGGAACTAAACTATATCATGGAAAGCCAATGCTAACATTTGTTATGAAAACAACTGATGACTTTGCTAGGAATAATTATATTAATTTAAATATTAATCAAAGTTATTTGTCTTATAGTATTGAAGAACCTAAGGAGGAAACAAATGGGTAAACTAACAATAAAACAAGCTACGGACTTATTAGAAAAAGGCATTTTAACAAATTCGCAATTTGAAGAAATGAGAAATAATGGAGAAATAAGTGCAGGTAGAGGAGTCAATCGTAGATATATTAAAACAGGAGATAACACTTGGGTATCACCTATGTTATATTTCGCTGGACTCAAAGGAGCAAAGTACTCTAAAAAGATGACTGAGCTTAAACATAAAATAAATGAACTAATCATTGAACATACAGAAGGGGAAATGAAATGAAAGAAGTAGATGCAATATATAACGAAAAAGATAACGATTTTACACCAGTAGCTGAAGCAACTTATCCAGCTCACGTTAGTAAATTTGAATCTAGTGAATACAATGGAAGTAAAGTATTCAATTTAACTTTTCGTGTTGCTGATGAAGCAAATAAACTAGAAGTACCTAAATTAACTAAAGATAACAATGATAATTATGTACCAACAGGTGAAACTATTAGTGCAGCATATGTTACAGGTAGAGAATACAGAGTTGATAAAGGTGTATGGTTAACACCTAGTCCTAAAGAAGGAGAAGGTTGGAAGAACAAAAGATACAAAGAATTCTTTGAAGGAATAAATGTAAAGTTCCCTTCAGATAAAGAAGGAAATGTAGTTCTTGGTGAAGTAGAAGAATCAGATGTAATTGGTTTTCCTTGTTTAATAGAATTAAGAGAAACAAGTTTTACTAATAAAGATGGAGAAAAGAAAACATCTTTAAAAGTTACAAATGTTCACCCTTGGGATGATGGAGATAAATTATCTTCAGAAGAGGTAGAAGCGGATGATTTGCCATTCTAAATGGCATATGTTGCGAGAGTAAGTTAAAGTGTCTTTTATCTAGTTTATATTCGGTTATCTACTAGATTATTAGGCACTTAACTTATAAGATTTGAGGATTCCATTTGCAACGAAGCTATATAGAGTCGATGGGATAGCTAATCCTCAAAAAATTAGAGAATAAACTTTGTTTTATAAAGATAATTTTGTAAATTATATGAGGGCTTGTCTTATGCTTTGGTCCAGGAATTCCAAACGGATTCTATGGAAGAAAAGTTGAGAAAGGTTGGCTACTCAAGCCCTTATATATAAGGAGGTATCATGGATAAACTTAAACAGGCAGAAGAATTAAGACGTGTTAATACTGTTTGGAATAAAATTATACAACGTATAAAAATTAACCTAGAGATAGGTTCCAGCGCAAAAGACATGATTGATTTTATTGTAAAAGACGAATGGGAAAAAGAAAATGAACGAAGCAGTAGTAACAATTAAACTAAGTGACAATGAAATAGGATTATTAATAAATAGTCTTGGCATGCTAGAGTCAGCAGTTGTCCCTTGTGTAGATAATGGGAAATGGAAAGTACCATATGAAACATTAAAGAAAGACTTAAAACAGATACAAGTAAAAGTAATAGAAAAAAGAAGAGAGCATGAAATTAAACAGAATATGAGGTAAAAATGAAGTGTAGTAAAGGAAAAATGTTTTTAAAAGATTTAAATGTTGGTGATATGTTTAACCAAAATGGTACAGAAGGTATATTATTGGGTTGTGAAATAAATGCAGAAGTACTAGTTTTGACATTACCAAACAGAAGTCATTTTAAAAACAATGAAAGCTATTATAAAGGTAAACATATATGGTCAACTTATACGGAAGTGACAAAGGTATGAAATGCGTAGCATGTGGACACGACAGCACAAGAAAATACAACCCAACAAGGCGTATCATTTCGCTTTTGGAAGAAAGAAATCAATTATGTCAAAGAAGATTACAAAGAATTATAAAATTAATTCGACAAAATATTCCTTCTGAGAAGGATAATCAAAAGACATTCTATTTCTTGCAAGCAATATCTAATATACCTGATGAAACAATAGAACGTATAGTATACAGATACAATATGGATGAACACGTATATCAAGGTAAAGGATTTGCATATTTACAACAAATGATAGTATCTGGATATGAAAATGAAGATAAGATGTTAAAAAATGAAATAAAAAAGTTTGGTAGAACACCAAAGAAAGTAAAAGTAGAAAGAGGAGAGTATAAAAATGTCTATAGTAGCAATGGAGGAAACGCTGTTTCCAGTAAAGGAGGTTCCAGCAGTTCTCGCAGATGATGTAATGAGAACAGAAGGAACAGGTCATAAATTCATCATAAGAGAAGATACAGGAGATGTATTATCTTGTATGACTGATGAATACAAAGTAGTTGACAACAAATCAGTTGTTAATAAAGTTCAAAAAGTATTAAAAGGTTCTGGTGCTGAGTTATCAGAAGCTAAAACATTCTCAAATGGTCAAAGAGCTATTTGGAAATGGAATTTCCCTAAGACTGAAGTTAAGATTGAAAAAGGAGATTTAATAAATCCACAATTAATAGTAGCAAATAGTTACGATGGTACTACATCTGTTAATATTATGGGTGGTGCATTTAGGCTTGTATGCTTAAATGGATTGACAATTGGTAATGTTTTAACAAAGAAGAAAGCTGTACATAAGAATAATAATACTAGTATTGGTGAAATAGATAGTACTATTACTGATACAGTTGCTATGTTAGTTCAGATGTTTGAAACAGAATTTCCAAGACTAACAAAGACTAAGTTAAGAAGTAAGCATTTAGTTGATATGGCTAAACTGATTCCACAACAATATATGGAAGAATTTACAAGGTATTGTTTAAATAATAATATGAATACATATTGGGATTTATTGAATGCTTGTACTTATGTAGCGACACACGTTGCACATAGAGATAGAGAATCTATTCATATTATGGAGAATCAGATTTATCCAACAATAACAAGATTAGCAAGAGCGTAGGTTCCTGAAAAGAGATAGCTTCTTAATAAAGGTCCCTGAAAAGATAAACCACTTGATAGAGACTGGCTACGTTAACTAAAGTCGTATAAAACATGTAGCACGACCCTCTCTTCAAAGTTTATTCTCTTGCTAGTAATTTAGGCGGTGATGGATTAGCCAGTAGACTCTAGAGTTTATAAGCCGCTTAATCATTAGTCACATTACAGGTCCCTGTACTTAGGTTCCTGAGTGGCTTAAATCAGAATAGAGGTAGTATATAAGTCTGACGGCTTAGCTAGGAGCATTACTACCTCAGTTCTGAAAACTTAAAAAGGAGAAAAAAATATGAGTTTAAGTTTACATGATAAAAACAACAATCCCTTAAAATGTGAAAGCAGTTTTGAAGAAAGACTTAAAAGTTATAAAACAGTTTATGCTTATACAAAAGAGCATAATGAAATATCTGAAAAACTTGCAAAAGAAAATGGTAGAGGTTGGTGGATATTTTCAGGTCTATCATCTCCTAAAAAATATCAAAATACATGGATAGAGCAATTTAGAAAGAAGGATGAAAGATGAGCAAGAAAAATAGAATAGATGAACATGGTATTGAATGGGTTTGTAGTGAATGTTATAGGTCAGATGTAAGCCAAAGTGCTTGGGCAAATGTAAATTACCCTTATGCATTAATTGATTTTGTAGATGATAGTACATTTTGGTGTGAAGACTGTAATGAAGAATGTAATATTGAAGAATATGAGGAGGAAAAACATGGGAAATTTCAAAAAGATACTGCTTGACCTTACTGAGTTAGGTTATACAGAAGAAGAGATTGAAGGTCTTATGGAAAATTATAGGTATCCTATGCCCCATATACCTACAGAAGAGGAAATAGAAGATACTAAAGAAGATACTACTTGGAGTATTAAACACGAGGGACACTTGAATAAAAATAATATTATCTTCCATGATAATAAATATCAAGAACTTTACCAAAACGTTAAAAAAGTTAATGATAAATTGAAGGAGCATAAAAATGAGTGACGCTGAAAAAGCATTTGATTTACAAGAAAAAATAGCAAAGCTAATAGATAAACTAAATGAGCTTGGATTTGACTATATGTATTATAACCAAATAAGCTCAATAAGAAGAAAGAGAGAAAAATAATGGGTAGATATTATCACGGAGACATAGAAGGAAAATTCTGGTTTGCTGTACAATCTTCAGATGATGGAGAACACTTTGGAGCAACAGAATGTGACCCTTCTTATTTACAATACCATGCAGCTGATTTAGAATTAGCAGAAAAAGGTATTAGAAAGTGTAAGAAAAATTTACGTGGATTTTTAACAAAGATGAATAAATTCTTTAAAAGACCAGGTGGATATAACGATAATATGTTAGCAAAATATCTTAAGATAGATGAAGAACATGTTAGAATATTACTAGTTAATTATGCAAGATTAGAATTAGGAATACAAATTAGAAATTGCATTAAAGAAAATGGTGACTGTTGGTTTGAGGCTGAGTTATGATAAGCTCAGAAATAAAAAAAACTAAGATAGATGATAATATCAGTGTAGATGTATACTATTCTTTTGACGAAGAAACAGGATATTATTTAGACGCAGAAAGTATAACAGATGAATTTATGTCAAGATTAGGTGAAATAGAAGATGATATATCTGAATTAAATCACTTAAGAGATGAACATTTAAGACTTAAACATATGGAGGGTTAAATGGAAAGTTTACAAAAAAAATACGATAGAACTAAAATGTGGTATCAATCAGCACAAACGCTATTAAAAAGAAGAACTATAACAGATGTTTGGTGGCAAGAATGGGATAAAGATTATCCAGAAGAAGGTACTGGGCTTTGTTTTAAAACAGATAAAGGTGATGTTTTCTTTGTTGGAATGGATGACGAAGGAAATGGTCCAGGTGCTTTACACGTTGGTATGAGTGATGCACGTAGAAAAGGATTTCAGAAGGCTGGACTTTTTTCTGATTGTTTACCAGTTGGTGTAGAAAGCAATGATTCATTTATTAATTTATATAATGAATTAAAAGGAGACAAAGATGATTGATGAAAACGAAATGGTCGGTTTGAATGCTTTAAGTGATAATACAAAACATATATCTGAATTAGTTGCTTATGTTTTAGATATGACTGATTTAAATACTTGTGATGAATGTGGAGTTGTACAGTATTCAGACGATTTAAATTGGTGGGAATGTATGAATAAAAAAGACCAATTATATTGGAGTCAACATAAAAATGGTGATGCTTTATGTAATGATTGTTGGAGGGATTAATGAAGAGATATAAATATGAAGAACTATGTGATATATATGAAAATGGAGAAAACCCTTGGTGGATAATTGGTGATAATCATAATGAAAGAATGTTTTATACAGCTGTATATCATCAAATGATGTCTAATATGTGCTTAAATAATGAATATCATCCAGATTACGCTGGTGGCGTTGTAGATAAATGGATGTTTAAATATTATGAAAATGCACATGATTTAATATATTGGAAAACATATGATAGAGGAAGGACCAAAAAATGAAGAATGATTGTCCTACAGTATTTCCATATTACGGAGGTAAGTTTACACTAAGTAAACAGCTAGTGAAAATGTTACCTAGACACGATAGATATATTGAAGTATTCTTTGGGGGAGGAAGTATGTTCTTTCGTAAAGATAAAGCTAAGATAAACATATTAAATGACTTGCATAATGATGTAATAAATTTGTATATTTCAATAGCGGAGGATTTCGATAAATTTAAACACTATGCTAAACACATATTGTTATCAAGAACACTTCACGAGACTTATAGAAAGAAGATACACGCCGAAAACAAGATAGATATTCCAGATGTTAAGAGAGCAGCAGAATATTTCTTTATCATAAAGACAGCATTCAACAAAACGCCTTTCTTACCATTAAGCAGCGTTGCTAAATGGAATGATGAGATATTAGACGACTTAGAACTAAGCAGACAAAAACTAAATGACACATTCATTGAGAATATGGATTTTAGAAAGTTAATTGACAAGTATGAACCAAAAGAAGGAGATGTCTGGTATTTAGACCCTCCTTATGTTGCAGCAACTAAACGAAATGATTACTATATACATTCGTTTAATTGGAATGACCATATTGATTTATGTGCTATGTGCCATGAAATTGATGATAGCGGGGGAAAGTTTATGCTATCATATGATAATAGTCCTGCAATTTGGGATATGTACAAACATTGGAGAATAATTGAAATACCTATTAAGTATACTGGTCAATTACATAGCGAAGAAAAGAAGATAGAACTGGTCATTACAAATTATGTACCAGAAGAAAAGCAAATTAGTCTATTTAAAGAATAGGAGGTATTATGAAACCATTAACAGACAATAAAGAGCTTAAACAGACAAATGGACTGGAACCTATGCCCAAGAATGAAGAAGCAGAGATAGCCTTATTAGGTAGTATTTTATTAGAAGGCGATGAAATCTTTGAAAAAGCTAAATCAGTTATTAAAGAAGCTGATGCATTTTATACAAGTAAACATCAAGAACTATGGAACTCATTTAACAGATTATATAAAAACAATGTTCCTATTGATACAGTTACTGTATTCGGAGATATTAAAGATAATGTTACAGACCATACACTAACTACTTATTATTTAACTGGATTAGCTAATGGAGTTCCTACTACTGCAAACGCTGAGACTTACGCTAAGAATATTTGGTATAAGTTTATACAACGTAAAGCAGTAAAGAGTTCCCAAATACTTTATAACTTAACTTTACAAAATACGGATGATATTGTTGAAGTATTACATCAGCATGAAAAAATAGTTCAAGAGTTAAAAGATATTGCTCCAAGTAAAGTAGTTGAAACTAAAGATATATTAGCTAATACACTAGAAGCGTTAAAAGAAGGTAGTAACTTAATACCCTTTGGCATTGAACAGCTAGATAAAGCAGCTGGTGGTATGACTAGAGGTGAGATAACAGTTATTGGTGGTAGACCAGGACATGGTAAAACTACTATGGTTATCAATATTGTTAAACGATTACTAGAACAAGGTAAGAAAGTTATGTTGTTTAATCGTGAAATGACTAATGTTGAAATGATGAAGAAAATTTTAGTAATGGAATTTCAAGAGTTTAGTTATGAAAAGATTAGAAAAGCTAGTAATATAGATAAAGAGATAACTCAAATTAATCTTAAAAGAGAAGCTTTGGGTGAAAAGTATAAGAATCTAATAATGTTAGATGATTGTAAAACTCTTGCAGATGCAATGAAAGAGATAGGAAAGGAAAAACCAGATGTAATCCTCGATGATTATATCCAACTTATTCGTACAGACGGAAAGAATAAGGACAGAAGGTTTGAAATAGAAGATATAATGCTTGACTATAAGTGGATTTGTAAGAAAATTAAGTGTAGTGCTATATTGGTATCGCAGCTTAATAGAGAAATTGAAAGACGATTAGACCCTAGACCAAAACTATCAGACTTTGCAGAAAGTGGTGTAATTGAACAAACTGCTGAAGCGGCGTTCTTTGTATACTATCCTTATGCGGTAGATAATAGAGACAATGATAGGTATGAGATTGAAATCATATGTCAAAAAGCTAGATATGGTCAATTGGGTTCATATAATATGGGCTTCAATGGAGATAAGTGTAGTATATACTTTGACAGAACAGAAGCTATACAAATGATGAATAAATGAAAATTATAACTATAGACCCTGGATGGAGTGGGGCAGTTGCTTTCTTCGACTCGATGAACCTCCAATTCACTACCAATTGTCCTACCTCCAGGGAACCTGAAGATATGGTTAAAGTTATAAGAAATGCTATAGGTCGTAAAAAACCTAAAGTATACATAGAAAGAGTGTGGGCTAGACCTTACGAAAGAGGTGCTTTTACTTTTGGAGAAAATTATGGTGTTTGGTTAGGTATTATAGCATCATTAAAGTTACAGAGAGTAGATGTATTGCCTAAGGTATGGCAACAGTTCATTGGAGGAGATATACCAAAAGACTATGCAGAACGAAAAAGATATTTTAAGAAAGTTGCTCAAGATTGGGCAGGTAATAATCAAAAAGTTACATTAAAGAATGCAGACGCAATCTGTATCGGAATGTACGCATTAACGGAGGAATAAATGAACAATAATCAAATTAAATTAGCAGTAATAGTAAACCTACTTAAATCAAACTTAAAAAATTTAGAATTTGAACATTTTGAAAACATCATAGAATCAACAAAATTAGCAGAACTTAGAATAAGAATAGAACAATTAGAACAGAAAATTCATCCTTGGAAAAAATTTGATAAAAATTAATTTCCAGCTAAAGTATTTAAAGCATCTAGAACTCCTTGATTTGCAGAAAATTTAGGAGTTTCTTTTTTATTCTTTTTCTTTTTCTTTTCAGGGTCAGGTCCAAGGGCTGGAAACTTTTTATTGTAAAAATCTCTAATTTCTCTAGTATTCTTATCTGGGAACAATCCTAATTCACTCTGTACCAATACTCCAAGATTAGTACCTTCTCTCCATTTAGGATATGTACTATATACAGCTCTTGCAGCTTGAGTATTTAAAGTAGATAATAATTTACGTTTCCATTCCGAAGAACCAGGGTCTAAATCATCTTGCATAGGTAATAAATAAGAAAGAAAATCATCTTCTTCAAATCCTTGTATACCAGCAAGACTTCCTAGATTAATCATATCTGATATAAAAGGACCACCAAATGTTCCAATAATAGGACCTTTACCAAAGAATGCTCTTTGTTTAGTTTCTTCGTCTCCAAGAACAACGTCATGATATGATTTAATACGCTCTATAGTATCGTTCTGTACAAGATTTGTAAGGTCTATATTCAATAATGGAGCAAATAAACCAGCAACAGCTAAGTGAAGCGTACCTAATCTATACATTCTATAAGCATCTGTACCATTCCAATTTCCAGTAAAGACATCATCTTTTCCTTTTCTTATAATATTTCTTTGCAAATTAAAATATGAAATACCATAATGTTGGAATTGACCTAATATTGAACCCACTTTTGTAGATAATATTTTAGATTTTGCTGTCATAGCATAATCATAATGAAGAAGATTAACAATATTATTAGCTTCTAATTCAGCACGTTCTCTTCTCCATTGTTCAAATCTAAATTCATATTCAGTAGCATCATTCTTTTCAAATATTTTGTAATTACGTTTAGCACTTTCGCTTTTTAAATCTTTAATAGATTCTTTTCTTCTTTCTTTTTTTAATTCTCTTTTTAATTTATAATCAAATTTACCATATAAAGATGATTTATTTCCACTATCTGCTTTCCAAGCATACGCATATCCTAATTGAAATGTCCATCTACGATTAATATTATTTTCAACCCATTGCATAGGTTTACCTAATTTTGCAGCAACTTGAGACATACTTTCGGCTAACATATCACTTGCAGATAAATCTAACTTTTCTCTATATGTTCCTGTTTTAGCATCGTATTCTATTTTAGGCTGAAAGTCTGCATAAATTTCAGGTATTTCACCAAATAATGTACCATTGTTTTCTAATCCTTGTTGAACTCTTGTTTTCATTTGAGCATCAGATAATAATGTTCCTGCTTCTTTAATTCCTTTATGTCCAAAATAAACATAGTTATATAAACTTTGTGTTGAATTACGAACAGCACCACGAATATTTAAACCTAATTTACTAGCAAACTGAAATGCAGTAATAGTTCTTGCGATATTATTTGTTAGATGTGAATCTCTATTTTTTGTTCCAACTAACATAGAATGAGTATCAGATATATAACCTTCTAAAAATCTTAATTTTTTATCTAATTGAGAATTTTCGCTTCCAGTATCTTTACCTCTTTGTAATGTATCCCATAAATCTTTTGTAACTTCCATATATTTATTATTATTAAATGCTACATAATTAAATCTTGCTGCAGACTTTGCATAAGAATCCATTAAAGGTAAAACATTATAATTTATATTTTCATTCATTTTGCTTTGTTCTTTTAAATTTTTATGAATGTATAGATTTTTATCTACCATTGATTCTAAGTTTTTTAATAAATCTACACCTCTATCAAAATTTGATTCATTTTTAGCTCCTTTACCATATCCTGGGAACAGATGAGAAGAAGCTTCTGCAAGAGTAGGCATAACATCTAATGATATAATAGGAAAATATCCATCTTTTTGGAGTTCTCCACTACTATATCTACGAACCAAATTATCTATAACAGATAAAGCTTTTTCATAATTTTTAAATTTTCCAAGAAGATTTTTATTGCTAGTAAATGCATATTTATAATTTTCTAAACCTTTTATCATTAGTTCTACTGATTTAGGTTGTATTTTATTTCTCCAAACTTGAGCTGCATTCGCTATATTGTTTAATGCTTTGTCTGATATAGTGCCTTTATGTTTTTGTATAGCTTTTTTAAATCCATTATTAGATTTAGGAGCAGAAGCAATTTCATGAAATATCTTGAATACACGCCCTTCGCCTTTAGTTACAAATGGTTCAATAAAATCTCTATAATACTTTCTAGCTTCTCTATGCATTCCTTGTCTTTTGTATTTCAAATAATTAGCATTCATTTTAGCTAAATCTCTTTGAGCTTTTGTTCTTGCTCCTGGAACTAAATCTCTTAAAGAGCTTTTACCTCCTATATCAAAAGCCGCATCTTTTAAAAATACATATAAATCATTAAGCTGAGATTGAAAACGTTGAGAATTTCCTTTATAAGCATTGTTAGCTCTTTCTACACTTCTATACCAATCTCTAACAAATCCAACATCTTCAAATATTTCTTTTGGCAAATATGCCCATTCAGCAATAAAACCACGACCTCTATTCATCTGTCCTACTTCTCTATCTATAGCTTTTCTAAGTTTTGCTAATTGAATTTCACTAGGAATACCAGTTTCTGGCATAAAATCTCCTACAACTGTATCTCTTATAGTCCTAAACACATTAACAGCGTGAGGTCCTAATTGTTTTATTTCAGGTATTTCCTGAAACTTTTTTGCAATTGCCAGATATTCTTGTTGTCTTAATTCTGTACTTTTATCTCTTGGTAAACAACCCATTAACAATCCTCCATAGATTTTTTAACTTCAAATTCAACCAAATCTACTACATTCTTATGCTTTTCCCAACTTCTATCATGAACTGGTTTACGACTATCTAAAGTATAAGGGTCATGAAATACATCATTAAACCCTCTTCTAGTTATAGCTGCACCTCCACCCATTCCTTCTCCTTCGTGCATATCTTTTATAGAATCAATATATTTATATCTTTCAGCTCCAGCTTTCATAATATAAGGAGCATCTAAATGTTGTTCGCTTAATACTATATCTCTTATTAACCCTGAACCAAGCATATCATTCATTTGTTGATAAGCATCAATTCTAGAATAATCTACTCCTAAGAAACTTTCAGCATTAGGGAATATATGATTTAAAAATTCTTGTCTTTGAGTTCCTTTTGTAAATTCAAATGGTTGAAAATAATATGAATCATTTTGATTTATTGAATCTTTAAATTCTTCTCTTACTCCAGTATTCATACCATTCATTTTCCACCAAGCTTGATTGTATTGTTGTGCTATTGGTCTAAATAAATTTGACATTTTTACTTGATTAAACCCAGAAAAACCTCCTTTTTCAGAATATTGTCTCATATACCATCTAAATCCTAAATTAATATATTTATCTACTCCTTTCATTTTAGGAGCTTGAAAAAATGCACCACCATATTGTACAAATGTGTTTGGTTCATATCCTGGAGCAGCTACTTTTGCTAATATCCATTGATATGCCATATCTTCACTTTCAAACAATCTTTCATGGTCTCTTGCAATTTTATCTAATTTTTGAAACGTGTTTTCATATAAATGGTCCCAATTCAATACTTCTTTATGAACATCCATTAAATCGTGTACACTTTCTCCAAATTCTTTTATTACCTGAGATATTTCTTTATTAATGTCAGTAAATCTACCTTGAGATAATTTTAATTCATTATGATTCATAACATTAAGTCTACCAAATACATCATTAATAGCAATATATTTAATCATTTCATTAGTAACTGTTGGTTCAATATAAAAACCTTTTTCAAGAAACATCTCTATAGCTTTTTTATTAACTGCTTTCATTTCATCTTTAGTAAGCAATCTAGGGTCTCCTTGTTCTTTTAATTTTTGCAATTTTTCAGCACGAAGATTTTGGGCATATCTTTCAATAATATTATCTACAATTTTTTTATTTTGTTCATATTTTTTGCCATCTCTTTTTTTTGTTTCTTTCCTTAAATCTGTTTTTGCTTCTACATTGCTTGTAGCTCTAATTTTTCCATAATCTTTAAACTCTATAGAAATTTGGTCTTTTAAATAATTTAATCTTTTTTCTAATGGTTTAATGCTGTATTTTAATATTCTATCTCTAGTTTTATAATCTCTGAATTTTTCTTTATATTCATGTAATTCATTTAATTCTTTTTGCGCTTGATTAATAAAATCTGTCAATTGATAAGAATCAGTTAATTCTTTTTTAACTGCATCATACGCATCTTTCGCAGTTTCTGTTGTCATTAATAATTCAAATGAATCTCTAAATGGCTCAGAAAGAGTAATACTTTTGTTTGGATTCATAGTAACATTATGAAGATGCATTACATTTGCTAACACTCTATCGTACATTGGTAAATTAGCATTATTTGAAGCAGCTTTATCTAACGCCGCATTTTTACCTAAATCGTGAAAATTTATTATGCTATCTCTACCCTTTTCATATTTAAGATAATTATCTTTATACCATTTTTTAGAACCTAAATATCTAAAATTTTTATTTGAATTTTGAATACCTGTAATTAATGCACTCCAACTTACACTTTCACCTTTACCATCTTGATAAATTTTATTAGAAAGTTTAAGCATATCTTTATAAGGGTCAATTATACCATCAAGTATTTTTCTAACTTGTTTATTTCCTTCAAGAGATAAATCTGTGGTAGTAGTTTTTTCTAATATCGGTTTTGTTGTTCCACTATTTTTAATAGCAACCTGATTTACATTCATAACATTGAAAATAGAAGTTTCAGGTCTATATAACAAATCTCTCCACATATTATCTATAGTAACCTTGTTCATATTATATCCACCAACAGCATCTAAAGAAGATTGTATGTAATCTGCAATTAATTGTTGAACATCTTTTAATTCTTTACCTTCTTTTAATACAAGATAAGTTTGCTCTCCAGCCTTTATAACAAAATTAGGTTTATAAGTTCCATCCGTATAATGACTAAGTTCTCCTGTTTTAGCATCTAAATAACCTTCTTTTGCAGCTACATAATTGTGAGTAGTTGTTAAAGATTGTAACCATTGCAATATTCTAGAAACATTCATTGCTGCTCCTTTAACCATATCAGCATCATGAAGACGAGAGTTATATTCGTTAATATCTTTAGCGTTATCAAAACGTAAACCAGATGCGGAGCTACTTTCTGAATCCATTTCAAAAGTTCTTGAATCTTGAATACCTCCTCTACCTCTAGCATATTCTTTAACTACACTAGATGGAGATTCCCAAAAAATATTAGCTATATCAATATCATAATCTCCTTCAGCCGCTCTTTTTACATCAGCGTTATTTAATATTACAATATTTCCTTCTGATGCATTTCTAAAATCTTTAATCCCTACAAGCATAACACTACTTTCTTTTACATGAGGTACACGTTCTACAGCAGTTAATACTTGATACTTATGTTTTTTCCCTGCTTGTTCAGAATAAACTTTAACAAAATCTACAAAATCTTGTAATGTGTATTTTGCTTCTCTTTTTCCTTTAGCTTCCATTGCATCTATAAAAGCATTTTTTAATTTTTTATTTTGATTTATAGAATAGTGTCTATCATATCCAGCTGAATTTCTTTCTGCAATAGTAATTCTATCTATCTTTGCTTCTTTTTTAGCTTCTTGACGACTAAGAAAAACTTCACCAGTATCCCATATTTTACCATCTAATATAACTGTATTAATAAGCTCTCCTTTAGTATCAGAAGATAAAACTGATTGACCTCCATTTACCTTTGGAGATAAAATAGGGTCTAAATAATAAGACTTTATAGCATCGTTATATTGTCTTTCAAACATACTAGGGTCTCCACCTACTTTCAACCATTGGTCTATAACAGATAATTGTCCTTCAGACATATCAAATGATGAGCTTTTTTCTTCAAATTGTGAACCTAATATTCTCCTTGCATCAGCAATTCTTTCATTACTACGACCAATATCATTTCTATCTCCAAGATTTTTTTGAAGTGCTTTTATTGAAGGAGCATAATATTGGTCCCAAAAATCAATTTTAGCTGTACGGTCCACAATATGGTTAGAATTACCAATAGTTATAGTAGCTTTATCTTTACGCCCTTTAATTGCGGTAAGAGATACATGTTCAGGTCTTAATGTAATTTTCTTATTGCTATCAGTAATAGTTCCTATTTTTCCTCCATTAAATTCTTCGCCTGTTAACATTCTTCCTTTAAATGAATCTGTATAATCAGCACCAACTTTTTTTACACTTGATGCAAAAGTAATACCCATAACATCTGGATTGTCTTTAAAAAATTGTTCATATTCTAGTTTCTTTTGAAATGAAGTTTTAATTACAAAAGAATTTCCTTTACTATCTATTCCATGTATAGTTGGTTTAATACCACCAACTTCTATAGAATTATATTCACCGCCTAAAATTGACATAGCTTGAAATGCTCCATCGTCTCTTATAATAAATATACCATTTTCACTACTTGCATCTTTGTTATTACGTAAAGTATTAATTTCATTTTCTAATTGTTTAATAATTTGGTTATAGTCTTCTAATTTCGTAGCTTTCTCTTCTTTGCTAATATTAACAAGTTTATTAACTTCATCTCTACCTTTTTTTAAATCTTCTATTTTTCTTGTTTTTTGGTCTATTAATTTTTTATTAACACTATATGATTCAGATACTCCTTTTTCATTCCAACCAAAACCACTATCAACTTCATCTCTAATAACTACAAATTTTTGTTTACCTGCTCCCCATGAATCAATAAAATTCCTAACTTCTGTTCTTCTATCTCTTCCTTTATCTCCAGGTAGTCTGAAATTAGTAGTGCTTTTTGTCCAACCAGCAGCTATTTCTCTAATTACTTCAGAACTAAATCTATTTGCAGATATATTGTGAGTTAATGGAGTACGTTTCATCATAGCAAGAAATGCTGCACCTTCGGCTTTCCATAGTTTTTGACTCCAATAAACATCAGGAAGCAATTTACCAAAAATCATATCATCTAAAATATTTTTCACTCTTTGTTCTAAATTGTTAGCATTCCATGTTTTACTAGCATTTTGTGGAGATAATATAATTTGGTCAGTATTTTTTATATCTTTTGCATTAACAGCAATTTCTTGTTGAATACCTGTTTTAGGGTTTTTACGTAGTATTCTTATTTCTCCATATAGCCTACCGTCATTTTTCATTTTAGAATCAAAATTTGCTTCAGATAAATACTCAGCATCATTTTTATCTAACTTTGTTCTTCTAGCTAAATCACGAACCCATAAACCAGCCATATAATCTAAATTACTTTGACGAGCATCTAAACCAAATACATGTCGAGAATTACCATATCTATATACAACCATATCACTGTTTATAAAAGATAAAGCATTTAATTTACTAGAAGCATTAGGACTTGCATTATTTGCTCCCCAAAGATTCCCTTGACCAGATGCGGTATATATTAAACCTTGTAATGTTGCTAGATTTCCAGTATCTGTTAAATCTCCATATCTTCCACGTTCTCCCTTCATAAATAAATGACCATCTGTAGGGAACATAGCTATTTTTGTATCAGGACTTATAACTCCTAACAATTCTTCTAACATTAAAGATTTTCTTATTTTAGTTTCTTTAAATGTAGACATAGTAGGGGAAAATTGATTAATCTTAATCACAGGAATCATAACAGTATTTTGTCTATCTATTAACCATTTTGTTATGTGAGCATTAACTTCATTTACATTAATACCTGGATTAGCTTTTACTAATGCTGATTCTAAATCTTTCATAAAATCAGCTCTTGTTTTATTTTTAGCAAGATATTCTGATTCCAACGTAGTAAATAATCTTTCAGAAGTTGTCTTACTTTCTGTTATTGTAATCATAGATTTTTCAAATGGTGTATCTTTAAGACTCCATTTTTCCATCCAACTATTAAATTGTATAGTTTTACTATCATTATTACTTCTATCTTTAGCTTGGTATTCTAATTCTTTAACTCTTTGATTAATATTATCAATATAACTATTGCTATAATTTGATTCTATTTCACTTTGCAACCTTTTAAAAGTTTCTTGCAATTCACTATCTTTTAATTTATCTAAATCAATTTTTTCATTTTTGCTATCCCATATCTTATATTCTCTAGCTAATAAATATGCTCTAGCAGGGTCTACTTTACCTTTTGCAAACATATAATTTAAAAGTTTATTTTTTACATTAGTTGGTTTTCCGCTTTGATTTAAAATAGATTCTTGCAATGCTTTCACAAAAGTATGCGTATCTGATTGGAATGTAGAATCTTTCATCATCATTAGAGAATCAAGAAGTAATCTCATTTCACCTCTACCCATACTAGCAGTTTGTATAGTTGATAATGTTAAAACACCGTTTCCTTTATTATCAACAATTAAAGGTTCTACTAATTCTTTATAAGTTTTAGACATTTCTCCAAATGTTATAGGAGCAAAAAAACCTGCTTGAACACTCATCGCATTCATTTCTTCAAATGTTTTATACATAGAATTAGCTTCTTCTACGCTAATCTTTTTATCTTTAACCATTTGGTCAATTATTATTTTAGCTTCAGCGGGGTCACTTAACTTTTCTAATTTTGCCGCTTCATCATAAGCTTTTCCAAATACATTATTTAATAATCTACCTATAGGAGTTAAAGTTAAATTTGAATTTACTAACCCTTTATGCATCATAACTTCAATAATTTTTCTATGATTATCAGTTAATTTATTCCCATCTCTTGTTGTTCCTAAGAATAATTTATCTCCTACCAATTGTCTAGCAATTTCTCTTGCATAGTCTGTAGTAGTAAATCTAGTATCAGTATTTAGTATATGAATACCTTCTTCATTTAAAAGGTTTTTTAATTTTATTAAATCAGCTTTAGTTATTGAAGAAATAATTTTTGCATCTATTGGAGTAGGTGCTGGCGAAGTAGTTTCAGCTCCTGGCATATGATTCATAATTTCTATCAAATCTTTAAGCATCGCTCTATCTTCTTTTGAACCTCCTTGAATTTTAAATTTTTTACCTTTACTCCAAGCTGCTTTTATATCAGCAATAGTCATATCTATACCAAATATTTCAGCAATTGCTTTATCAGAACCTCTTCCTCCCATAGAACCTTTAAAAATTGTTTTTAATAATTGCCCAAGTTGTGTGCCCTCTTCCCAATGACGACTAAAAGTTTTTACACTATGATGAATTTGAGTATCTATAATTGTAGATTCAATAGCCGCTCTCAACCACCCGTCTTGATATGTTAATGTTTTAGGTAGACCATCAATTCCATAATTTTTTTGCATTGCAAGTAAAGAATTTTCCATAACAATTTCAACTGCTTCCCAATTAGCATTTTCATGCTTAGAATCTAAATCTATTCTTTTATTACCATCTAAAATTATATGCTCACCTTCACCTTTTATTATCTGAAGCAATGAATTATATTCATCAAGAGCTTCTTTAGTTTTATCGGTTAATTTTCTACCAAGCGCTCCATAATTTATTGTTCTAAAAGTATATTGGTTTTTTCCGTTGTCTAATTGTTTTACTTCTACATCAAAAAGCTTATCTCCGTTTCCATCTCTAAGAGAATCTATTATATCTAATGCTGTTTTAACTCTATCACGTGAAGTATTTTGTATATTATCTCTATTAGCTTTTCTAAAAATTTCTTGTACATCACGAGTAGTTTCTAACTTATTATCTTTCAATGCTTGTTCTAGCATTTCATATTCTTTTGTAGTCATTTCATCAATTTCTTTTAATCTTTTTCCTTTTCCAATTACATCTGCTTTGCTAAATCTTTCTTTAATAAGATTGTAAATAGTTTCTACAACCTTATCTACATTTTTTTGATATTTTGCTCCTTGATTAGCACCTTTTCTTATACGACTATCATTAGTAACAAATATTTTATAATCACCTAAATCTATAGTAGTTTCTTTTTCACTTTTTAATATTTCATTTTGTTCTAAAAGTTCTTGTCGCTCTTTAGCTTCTTTTGATTCAGATAGTTTTGCTAAATCTTCAGGTCTTACCTCTCCTTGATTTTTACCATTGTAATCTTTATCTCCAACAGTAATTTTTGGAAGTTCTTTTTCCATTTCTACTAAACGACTATCTAACGCTTTAATTCTAGAACTGTTTGATTCTAATTCTTTATTAATTGAATTATCTCTTCCTGATTTTGCACTAGTGTTTAATAAATTTACAATCTTAGTTGCTTCGTCAACATTAGAAAACCCTGTATTTTCAAATTCATTAAATTTTTCTACAGTCTTGTCAGCCATTTCCATGTATTTTCGCCATTGTGGGTCTATATCATATACTACCTCGCCACTTGCATCATGATACCCTTTCATAAATTTATGCCCTACTACATCAGCAGTTTCTTTTAAATCTCTAAGTTTTCTAGGAAAATCTCTTAAACTCCCTATTACTTTATGACTACCATCTGCTCCTCTATATTGTAATTCTTTACCACTTCTCATTAAAAATGCACCAATACCTACTGTCATAATTTTATCTTCTAATGGAACATTTTCATCAAATATAACTTCATTCCCCATAACTAAACCACCAAGCCCCATACGAGGAGTAGCAGTAGCAAAATCTTTAGCCCATTCTTTTAAGAATTGTGGTTTCCATTTTTTTCTTGCTTGACTGCTTACTTGTCCTAAAACAAATTGCATAGCTTGTGCTATATTTTTAGCCTGTTCTGGGCTACCTGTTTTCATTAAATGTGCTAAATGGTCATAAGTATATGCTCCTGGGTCATATTGTTTATTTCCTGATTTAGCATACCATTCATTCATATGTGTTTTGACTTGTCTCCAAATTGAAGCAGCACCATGTTCTCCACCTTCTTTTGGTATACGACCTAAATCATCAAATGTTTTATATAAAATACCTATAGAACCTCTATGGCTTTCTTTTGAAGGGTCTAACTTTCTAGCATAATTTCTACTATTAGCAAGTAAACGAACCCAATTTGCTCTACCATCTCTGTTAAATAAACCACCAAATCCTCCTCTTACACCAGCTTCTCCAGTACCCATATTTGGAACAAATCTTACAACACCCAATGCATGTCCTAACATAAATCCGTGTTTAGCAACTGCTCCAAAATCTGCGTCTTGTTTTCCACCAGCAACTTGCAGTCCATGCATAATACTATCTACTGTTGCGAATGTTACAGCTTCTTCAAATAAATGCCCATAAAAACTAGCTAATTTACTTGTTGGAAATGCTCCCGCAATTAAAGATTGTATGTTATCAATAGGATTTTGTCCAGCTTTATCCCAAGCTTTCATCATTCTACGACTAATTTGTTCTACAGCTTCTTCTGAAACTTCCATTCCTTGAGCGTTTGCCATTCTTTTAATACTATCGCCAAAGCCCTCATTAATCATTTTTGTAAAATCGTCTTTTTGTTTTACGCCTAAATGACTCCAATGTTTAATTTTTTCTTTAAATTGGTGAGATACCATCTTGCCGAATGTAGAAATAATATTGTCGCTTTCTTTAGCTCCAGCCATCCATCTAAGAGCTTCAACTCCATCATCGCTTGTTTTTACTGTTTTGCCAAGCTTATCTGTTGCAGTTGATGTCTTAACAACTTTGTCTAATTGTTTAACTAAGTCGTCTGTTGTAGTTTTTCCAAAAGCAGAAGCACCTTTTCTTGTAGCCCAACCAAGTCCTTTTGCTGTCGCTTTCCATGGATTAATAAATCCAGCAGTACCACCAATACCAGCACCCCATTTTCCAGCACTAGTATCTGCGCCTTCTGATGGGTCCCAATCTGTAAATGCACTAGGAGCACTAAATAATGCTGTGTCTATAAATGCTTCAGCACCTTCTCTTAAAAAGTCTCCAGTATTTCTCATCATAGACCTTCCTAAACCTTGATGCATACTTTTTTCTATAGTATTTTGAGGTTCTAAAGGAGTAGATGCCATTTGTCTTAATACATCTATACTTGGTATTCTATTTCCAACATTAGTTTGTTGGTTAGTATCAAAAACATTATCTGCTAAACTTTTAGCTAATTTATCTGTAATTGTATCTGACATATATTTTATTTATTAGTGTTTTCAGGCATTAACACGTCTGACATCTCTAAAATAGAAGTTCCTCTAAATGGTAAACCTTGTATATATTCTAAGCTCTCCATTGCACTATTATCTGTGGCTTCTTTTTGATTATACCAATTTTTAGCAGCTATTCTATTTTCATCTCTCGTTTCAAACCATTCAGAAGGAACTGATTCTCTTTGCGATGTATATGCTCTTTCTAAATATTTATCCATATATACGTCTTTTTCGTTAGCTGTTCTTAAATCTATTTCAAATAAAGAACCTGGAACATCACTTAAATCAGCGGTAAATGTTTTATCTCTATCTGTATCTAAATATCTTAATCCAGATTTAATAGCTGGTATATTTTTTGTTTTCCATCTATCTCCACTCCATATATGTGACATCCCGTAAAGCACATTTTGTAATGGATTACCAATTGGCACATCTTTAATCCCAACTCCAAGTGGTTGGTAAGCATCTAAAGCTTCTGCCATAGGACTTTGCTGAAATTTTTTAGCTGCTTCTATAGCATCGTTAATACCTAAGAAATTAAAAGCGTAATCACCTTTCATAAAATCTCCTAAAGTTTTATCTCCTCCAGGAAAATATCTTCCTTGTTCGTCAGTATATCCATAAGATTCTTGTACAGCCCTATTAGAAAATTCTTGGTGTGTTTTATAATCTTGTTGTAATAATGCTAGTTTTCCAGTATGTGCAGCTATTTGCCTATGAATATTCATTTTCTCTGTATCAGTTGTTCCTTTAAGTTGTCCTACAACTCCATCACCACTTCCTCTACCGCTAGATAATTTACTTTCTAACCTCGATATTATTTCTATTTCAGTTTTCATTCGGTCTGATAAAGTATCTACATTTTCCTTAGTTTGATTGGCAATAGCTCTTCTATCGTCTCCCATATCATCCATTCCAAAGCTTATAGGCATAAATATGTAATCGTCTTCTAAATATTGACTATTTTCAGTTACAAGTTTCATTAAATTCTTTCTATGTGAAGGATTATTGCCTACTTCTTGAGTAAGCAAATATTTCATATTATTCAATGTATAATCACCGTGATTTTGGTTATACTCTGCAAATAATGATGAAGGCGGTTTATCTGGGTCTCTAATATCAACTCTATCTCCAGTTTCAGTTCCAGCCATACCTTCACTTGCACTTCCTTTTTCGTATCCAGGAGGCGCTTGACCCATTCCCATATCCCAAAATATACCATGATAATCTCTATCGTATTCTAAATCTCCTCGAGTTAATCCCATTAATTCTTCTTGTAATTGAAGTCCAGTATCTCTTAAAGTAAGTATTTGATTTAGGTTTTGAGTTAGCGAAGACCATTGTGCTTCATTTTCTGGAAAAATACCAGCATCAATAAAACTATTAATTTTAGTAGGGTCAGCAGCTAATGTAGTTGCAAAGGTTTGAGCAATTTGTATTATATTTTCATTGTTAGCGCTTTCTACTTTATTTCCATTTGCGTCAGTAGTTCCTTGAGATTGCATAATAAACAATCTTGCCATACTTTCTGCGTCTTGAAAACCAGCTGCTCTAAATTTATCTACTAATTTCTTTTTATTCTTTTTAGTATAATCATATTTTGTGCCATCTTTTGTTAAAAAAATACCATCCATTATACTACCTTCTAATTGAGCATATATAGAATTAGAATGTTTAATTTCAGCAGCTGTAACCATACCATTAAGTTCTGCTGTTTCCTGTTTAAATCTTGCTCTTTCTTTTTCTTCTAATTCTTTTAAAGCTAATTCATGAGCTCTATCTCCTTCTCTTTCTCTTAAAGATAACTCTAATCCTCTATAAGCACCTTGTTGCTCAGCACGAATTTTTGCTATATCTCCCTCAATCATTTTATTGAGAGTTCCCATTACATCTGCTACTTTATTTGGCATAATTGTTTCCTAACCGAATCCTAATGCTTTCCAAGTTGTATTGCTTTTTCTTAGAACTCTATTTTGTGCTTTTAATTTTGTTTTATCAGCTTCTAATCTAAATTTTTCAGATTGTTGCCATTCACTTATATTTGCTAGACTTTTGTCTAAACTATCTAATAGATTTTCTCTACCAGTTTCAAATTCTTGATTCATTCTTTCGCCCATCAATTCTGTGCTTCTTTCTAAACCACCACTATGAGCAAAACCTTGAATACCTAAATTAGTTTCATGTTTTTGAAATAAATCATCAAACATATTAGAATATTTTTGTCCTGATTGATTCCAGCCTCTATAATAATCACCTTGAGCTACTTCACCTTGAGCTACTGCTGCTTCATCTGTCATGCCTATTTGAGCAGTTATATCTTTTATTGCAGTATTATTTGCTCTTATTTGAGCACTTGATTGCTTTGCCTGATTTCTTGCTGAACCTACCATAGCCAAAGCTTGCAATCCAAACATTGCTGGATTTACCCAAGATGCTGCTGTTGCTGCTCCAGTTCCTCCAGCTACAGTTGTAGCTGCGGTACTACCTATTCCACCACCGTAGCTACTCATTTTATATACACTCCGTCTTCATCGTCATTTAAAAAACTATATTGTTCGTCTTCATCTATTATTGGTTGACCTATTGTTGTAGTAAATTCAAAATCTTCGTTTAACACTGGCATATCATAAGGATTTTTTTTCTTATCTGGAACATAAGCCGCTAATTCTGCTAATTCGTCTTCCCATTCATTTTCTCCTTGAACCATTCGAGTTTTTCTTCCAAATAATCCATATTTTTCTTCAGTTTGTGTAGGTAAAAATGAATCTAAATAATTTCCTATTGCTCTACTTGTAGTATCTGGTTTTCCATCAACAGCAGATTTTTGATATGTTACTACATCTTGTCCAAAACTTTTTGAGCCTTTATGTAAATTTTTCCAATCTATTTCTCTTACATGTCTATCATTAATCCCCAATACACCATAATCTCTACTTCCATCTTCGTTTAATGGATGAATAAATGTAAATTCGTCAGTTGCAGGTCCAAATAGACCTTCTGGGTCATAACCAGATTCAAGATATGCTAAATAATCAAAAGCAGTATGCCCTACTGAGTCTTTACCCATTATACTAGTTTCTCCGTCTACCATAAATCTTTTCCCTAATTCTTGAATAGTTTTAGCATTAATAAATCCTTCAGTACCAGTATTATGGTCATTATACATCCTTAAAAAACCATCTTCTGTTTTTTTAGCCCAACCTTCCCCTTGTCCTCTTGTTTTCCATAAAAACTCACCAACTCTTTTTTGAATATCAACATTTTTTAACATTGCTACGTTAAGAGCGTCTTCTTTGCTACCTTCTAAAGGAACAGTAGAAACATTAGAATTTTCATAGCTCCAATCAATATAACCTCTCTCACCTTCTCCACTCATTAATTGTTGAGTAGCTTCTGAGTCAAAAATATTTTCAAAATTATTCTTATGGTAATAATCATCAAAAACCATTACCTGTGAAAGTGAAAAGCTTTTTCCATCATCAAAAAACCATTCTTCTTTACCTATATCCCAAATAGATAAATCCTCTCTTTCTTTAACATCTTTCATTTTAATAACTTTATGTTCTGTTACTTGGCTACCAGTCATTTTCCTATAAGCATTAACGCCTCTTTCAGCTTTGTTTTTTAATTCGTTTAATTCTGCTTTATTTTTTCCATATTGTATAGTTTGTAAACCTATTTCTATTAAACCTTGATTTGCTAAATTGTCTAATTTTAAACCTTCTACTTCATATTGAACATTTTCTAAGTCAGCAGTCCTCTGATATTGCAAACCTTTAATTGATGACAAAATAGAACTAGCTCTTTGTCTTGATGAACCGATTGGACTAATACGTTTTTTAGGCATAATAATTTTCCCTCATAGATTTTCCGTATAATTTATTTATTTTATTCATTAATATCAACAGTTTTATTTATTACCCTGTTTTCCCCTGTATCCATTTTCTTACTTTAGCAGAATCCTTTAATGGTCTACCAGTAGTAAGGTTTATCCATTGACCTCTTATTTTCAATAATTGCTCTATAACATTAAAATTCTTTTTATTTTCATATAATACTAAGTCTCCATCTTTACCATCGGTATTTGAAGGAAGTTCATTTATAAATTGTTCTTTTTCGCCAAGAAATTCTTGACGTACTTTTCTTCTAAGAACTTGATTTCCGCTTCTACTTCCTCCGCCTACTCCAGTCTGTCTAACTTGAAACTTTTTCTCTGCTTGTTCTGCCATTATTTTACACTCTTTCTTCTATAAATAATTGTTACATCATTAATTTGAAAATCACTTGCTACATCTTGCCCAGAAACGTCTGTAAGCTGAAATGCAAAACTTCTTATATTATTAGCATTAGAATCAGTATAAAGGTCAATTTCAGTCCAATTAGAGCTACCTGCTATGTTTGTTATATTACTACCAGCACTATCTTTAAATGAATGAGTAAAATCTCCACCATTAATAGAATATTTTGGTAAAATATTTAAATTGCTACCATTTGCTCCTTTATAAGTAATTCTTACTTTAGATACTTTTTTCTTAGATTCTGTGCCAAAATTAAAATCTTTACTTTCTACTTTAAAATTATTAACCGCTACTGAACCTATAGATTTCCAAGGTTTCACAGTTATTGTTCCTGAGTTGCTAGTGGTTTCATATCCATGAATTAATTGATTGTCCCACATATTAATTAAGTTTGTTTTATCTGTAACTCCTAATCTACCTGTTCCTTTTGTAAAAGATTGTGTGATTAAATCATATATCATTATATCTCCACTATCATTTCCTGTAACTCCTTTTACAAACAACAATTGTTTTTTATTAGGTATATATCCAACCATTGTTTCGCCTTCTTTATAAAAAGATGTCCAATCAGCTTCAGATATTAATCTAATTCCTTGTTTCACAAATAATTCACTAATTTGTTGACCATCATACAAATAAATTCCATGAGCATTACAAAAAGCAACCCCATAATCAAACTCGCAAACTGCGTTGTGATGAGAAATTCCTTTAAACTTATGTGTTGCTTCTAAAAATTCTTGACCTTTATTTACATTAATAATATGTAAAGTGTTTTGTTTAAATTGTAACAATCTATCTGCATATCCAGCTAGTCTAATTATATCTTCTCCATCTCCTATAGCAACATCTATACGACCATCCAATGTAAAACTATCAAACTTACTAGCTTTAGATTTAAATATACTATCGGTTAACAATTTTGTTTTTCCGTCTTTGTATGTTATTTTTACATTCCCTAAATACACTCTTCTATTAATGTATGCGGAAGTTTTCCACTTTATATCAAAAATCATATTATCTTCATCGTATGTTCTATTTTGTATAGGAGGAAAATTAAAAGGTTTTCCTAAATGATATTTACCTGGATTCATTACTGCGTATTTAGCCATTATCCTATCTCCACAGTTTGTTCAAAATCTTCTGGTGCAGCTTTTCCACTATCTTCAATATCCATAGTTTTAATTCCACTATCAGCTATAACTGTAAAATTTTCATCTAACAATTCTACTCTAAACTCTCTAGCGGTTCCTAATCCTGGTAAAGCTATTGGTATATAGTATGTATCATAATCTGTACCTGGAGTTCCAGCTTGTCCTGTTAAAAAAGGAATTTGAGCATTACTTACAGTACCTACATATAAAGGAGAATTTGCTCCACCCCATATTCTTAAAAATCCATATCTATTAGTAAATCCATTAACATTAGTATTGCTTAATTTTACTCTCAAGTGTACATTAAAATATGATTTACCTTTTTGAGAAGCGGCGCTTCCAGTTCCTTCCCAATTATTCCCACTTCCATTTACAGCATCGAAAAAAGCGATGTGAGTAGCATTAGTAGTACTATCCTCTAAAATATCTATACCTTCAAATACTGTTTGAGTAGAACCTCCAGCTGATGGAGTAACTTCAGCTCCAGTCCAATATCCGTAATTAGTTTCTGTATCTGAATTATATAATTTCCAATAATGTTTACCACCTTCAATTAAATCAGTATCCATTAAAAAAGTCCAATCTTCTTCTCCTTGTTTTCTAAAATAAAAATTGACACCTATAATTCTATCATCTCCTAATCTATGGTCAGCATCTGCTGTAATGCCACTATTACTATCTTCTCCAGTAGGTATAAATACTTGAAATATAACTTCTTGATTATAAAAATGAGCTGTACTAATATTGTTTAAACCTGATTTAAATATACTCAATTCGCCTTCTTGGTTTCCAAGATAAACAGGAGTAGCAGCAAATTCATATATTCCGTTCCAATCTCCTCCGTCATTTGTCCAATACGATAAAATTAATTTCTTTTCAGTTTGATGTATGTTAGAAGTTCCTGTTCCATCTTCTGGGGCAGAAGTATTTCCATTAAACAATACCATTCTATCTGTATCGCCAAGTATACTATCAAACCCTTTTAATTTTTGAATTCCATGTTTCCATTTATGAATATCATGTAAATTTTGCGATTGACCAGAAGAACTTGTCCAGAATAAGTTGCTATCAATATAACCAAAGTATTGACTTGTATTAGTGTGAGAAGCATCCCCTATTCTTAAAAATCCATCAGCATAATAAAAATTAGGTTTTGTTCCACTACCCATTACTACTTCATTTCCAGAACTAGTAAAATTAGGACTATTGCCGTCTTTATCTCTATAATAAAATTTTACTTTATGTGAAGAGCCTTTATTGTAAATTGCTAACCAATCTTCTGAACTATTTGCTTCTGAATTGTCGTAATCAGTTGAAAAATAATGCAAACCATAACCTGGCTCTATATCTGCTGCTGCACCTGATAAGTTAGCCAAAGCACTATTTAAATTTCCAATGCTAGTCAATCTACCTAATTCATGAATAGATACACCATCAGCTTCTCTAAATTCTATATCTTGTATATCTTTAGAGTCTGAATTATTGTTAATTCCGCCGTGAAATCCTTGTAATACATATTCTTGTTTAGGCACTACGTTTCACCTTCTCAAAACTGCGCATCCCCCCAAGACCGAGCATTCCAAGAAGTACTGTTGTAAGAGTGCCCATATCAAAGGTTGGTAATACTATTTCATTTCCAAAACTATACATAATAAATGTAAGTAAAGGTTGCAATAAAAAATGATACCCTAATGCTGTAGCACATATCCAGCCCGTGAAGGGCCTCCAGCCCGCAACAAAGATACTTGTATGACCAGCTTCAACTTTATTGACTTCCATTTGTGCTTTATTAATTTCTGCAATTAATTCAGCTTTCTCCTGTTTGTCTAAAGTAAACTTGTCTACATGACCTGCAACCTTATCAATAATACCAGCAACTACATTTAGTTTAGGCATTATTTTTTACCTTTCTTTTTTTTGTTCGCTTTTACAACTTTTGCTTTAAGTTTTGCAAATTCAAAACATTTACATTTGTCATTATACTTACATAGTGCATAATGAAGACCAAAGCCTAAAGCTAATCCTACTATAAATCCTACCATATTTTCTCCTATTATTAATATATTAACCAATTGAATCCAACCTTGGACTCATAACTTTGAACATCGTACATGTTAAAATAACGACCTTCTAAAAATATTCCAAACTTGTTACTTATTTTCCATCCGTAAACTAGTCCCAAGTCATAATCCATTCCATTTTCTGCTACTTCATAATTAAATGAATAGTCAGACATACCCTTTGTTACTGGATATGCTGTGGTCCAAAAGTGAAACCAATTCTTAGGTGTGTATTTATAATAATCAGCACCTACTGATAAACTTAATTCATTCTGATAACCAAGGTTTTTTGCATACTCTTCATTATAATCTTTAACAATCTCTCCATAGACCTGTTTATAGAACATATCATCTGTATTTGCTACTAGATTGCCTTCTGCATCATACCATTTCCAGTCATAATAAGAATATCCATATTGAGTAAATTGCTGTGTCCATTCATCGCTATAGCCATATTCATATGCAAATAACCAGAATGGAGTAGATTCACTAATATCAATTCCTTGTTCATCCCACCATAAATCAATAGGTAGGAAATCTAAATATGCTGGATGTGAACGACCTGCAACTCCTAATGATAATGCAAGATTACCAAGGTCTTTCTTATATCTCATATCTACAGCTGCGAACTCTACATCTTCTAATCCACGATAATCGTAGTTAGCTTTACCAATAAAGTGTTTACCCATATATCTAAGCATAAATTGTTTATTTGTAAACTCTTCTTCAAACTCTTTATGGTCTGAATACTCAATTACATATTCCCAACCCTGAGGAACATTACCAATAGCAGCACTTTCATTAATGCTAGCCTCTTTTCCCGAATACCAAACTTCGCTTTTGTTCTCATATCCGAACCTGGCTAGTTTACGAATACCAAAGGTCATAACTGTATGGTCATCTAGCTCTTCTTGTAACTCCTGTAACTGACCACCAGATACTTGATATTGTAATTCCTTTGTTACTGGACTACTAAAATTATAAGCTCCATATATAGTGCTAAACTTAAAAAAGTCTTGTGCTACTAAAGTTCCTAATAACAATGAACCATAAAATAATTTCTTAAACCATCTTGCTAAATATATCATTGAAATCTCCTTAACATTATTGCATCTATCTCTTCGTTTATTTTTCTAATGATTTCTTTCTCATTTAGGTTAAACGATAAACCCGCTTCAAATCTTTTAATCTCTTTACCATACTCAAACATAATAATTGTTGGAACTGATGCTATCTTCCATTCACTTGCTATTGCAGCACCATATTCTTTATTATCTATACTTGCATTAAACCACGTACAATTCTTTAGTTTACCTAAATCTAACGATGCTTTAAAGTTCCAATCTGCATTTACCTGGACTACTATACATTCATTTTGACTTAATAACTGAACTTGCTGTAAATCTTTTAAACTACTTTGAGCATATAAAGGCGACAACGATAAACATATACCAACTAAGTATGCAATACCATATAAATAATTCATCTCTATACCTCACTTTTGCATCAACATACGCTCAATGTTTTTAACATCTGTACGCATTTCTTTTTGTTCTTCTTTAATCTCTTGTACATCTTTTTCAGTTTCAATAATTGTATTTCTAATCATTTGGTCCTTTAGGTCATATTCTGTTCTACCTATTGGTGGTTCTGGTAACTCTTTTGCTTCTTCAATGTCTGCTTTAAGCGTAAACCACATACCAATAACCATTCCTATGGTCACAAGTACGGTAACTGCTGTTTCTAATGTAAGACTGAATTTGGTGTCTTTTCCTACTTCCATGTTATCTCCGTAATCTAAAGTGTTAAAGTAGGGGAGAATTAACTCCCCCCTCATTTCTATTTTTCAGCTTGTACCGCAGCTGGAGGCACAACTTTAAAGCCTTGTTGTAAAAGACTGTTTATGTAGTTGTGTGTTCCACGCAATTCAGCAATTTGAGCTTCAATTACCTTCAATTGTTCTTCTAAATTGATAGGTTCTTGTACTATTTCTTTTGCTTTATCTTGTTCTTTAGCCATTTTTTCTCCTTATTTACTATTTTAAGTGCATATAATTTATTAATTTAAATCATTATTATCCACTATTAATTTAGGGGCATAGTAAGTATTACCACTCCCCTCTAAATACCATTTTATTCTAGCTTCATCTGGTATTGTTAAACTTACTGTTTCGTAAGTAATTCTTTCTGGACTTTTAAACTGCTCTAAATCTCCTAATGGAACACCTTTCTCAGTCCTATTCATTG